ATGGCTCAACACATTAAATTTACTAAATCGGTAATAGACTCTATTCCTTTGTCTGAAGAGAAACAAATCTTTTACAGAGATACAGTAACTATAGGATTTGGTTTATGTGTGGGCAAAACTAAAAGCTATTTTGCTGAAAAGAAAATGCCTAATGGCAAGTCTAAACGTAAAGTTATTGGAAAACATGGCGTCTATACATTAGAACAAGCCAGAACTGAAGCTAAACGGCTTCTTATCTTGATGGATGAGGGAGTAGATCCAGTTAAGCAAAAGCGTGAAATACGAGCTTCAGCAATTCAAAATGATGCCTTACAAAAGCTAGTCCCTACCCTTAGTGAAGCTTACCAATACTATAAATTGCGTAAAAAGCTGGCCGAAACTTCTTTAATTGCCTATGACGGATGCATAGAAAACTACTTTAGTGACTGGAAAGATGTAAAACTTGATCAAATCACCAGTGCAATGATTATTGATCGCCATTTGAAGCTTTCGGAATCAAGCCCTTCCCGAGCTAATCTTGCATCAAAATTTTTACATGCCCTCTTTAACCATACGATTAGCAGGTATAAGGATGAGTCAGGAAATAAAATTCTAAATATTAAGAATCCGGTTGTTATCGTTAAAGAAGAAAAGGCTTTCAATAAAATTAAACGCAGGAAAGGCCACGTTCGTGCGGATCAACGCGAAGCATGGGCACTTGCAGTTGCCACAACTTATTGGATGGGTGAACAAAATAATGACTTTAGAGCTTATACCAATCAGGACTTTTTGTTCTTAATCGCTTTAACTGGTTTTAGACGTAGTGAAGCAGAATCTGTCGAATGGAAAAATGTGGACCTTCAGTTCGGTACCATCAAAATCGTTAACACTAAAAACCATGAGGACCTTTTATTGCCTATGGGCGATACACTTTGGCACATTATGCGTGAACGTAAAAAACGTGCCGGTGATAATAAATATGTCTTTACCGATAGAAATGGTGTTTCCCATATTTCAGACCGCCGAGCTGCACGTGAAAAGGTAACTGAGAATTCTGGTATCGAATTTACGTTCCATGATTTACGCCGAACCTTTGGCACTATTGCGAATAGCTTGGCCATAGGAAGCTATACGATTAAAAGACTAATTAATCACACCACTGACGATGATGATAACGATGTGACCGATGGCTATATTCAAGTTTCTTTCGATGATTTAAAGAAAGCTATGAATATGATAGAAGATGTAATTATTTCTGAACCAGTTAAAGCTTTGATTAAAAATCGCTTGTATTTTGAAAAAAATGAATCGAGAAATCAAGCTCAAGCATTAATAGATCATCATACTCAAGTTTTAGATAACTTTAAAATTACAACTCAAGGAAATTAATTTATGAACCAAAATAAAAAAATTAAAAAAAACTTTAGGATTGAAAATGAACCATCTGAAGAAAAAAAAGATATTAATAAAATTAACAACAAGTTAATGATAGAGAGCTTTAAAAACAATAAGGAACTATTTATAAATTTATTCAAACTTAAAGATTTAAATTTAAGTAATGACTTAAAAATTTGGACAAAAATAATTAACAATACAATAGTTAAAAAGCCTCTAACAAATGATTACAAGATATTTGATGAGCTGAAAGTTCTTCAAAAAAATAATAGTTATATTTTTAAGATATTTGATAAAAAAGAATTTATTGATGATTTTATTAAAGAGTTCATATTAAAAGATATACCCTATTTAAATGGAGAAATAATTCCCAATGATAGTGATCTTAATATTTTCGGTCAAATGATTGAGAAAGATTTAAAGCTCCAAGATACTTCTTCAATTACTAACAACAACGATAATTATAGTGGTTTCAAAAAGGATTTTTTATATATTTTATTCATTATTATTTGTTTCTATATTCAAAACTTAGATCAGTTTAATGATTCTATAGAGGCTATAAATTTTTTTATTAATAGTGTCGAGTGTAAGGGCGTAAGTGTTTCATATGTGAATTTACGATCACAACCCAATATTACTAGTGATATTATTATTACGACACCCCCAAACTCTTTGTTAAAAGTATATGAAGAAGCAAACAATGGTTGGGTAAAAGTTCAAGTGAATATTAACAATCTAGATGTTGAGGGATATGTATCAGAAGCTTATATACGTAGATTAGAATAATATCAATTTCGTAATTTTATTAGAAAAATATAGGTATAAAATATGTACGTGAACTACGAACCTATAAGTAAAGATAGATAAGGTAAAAGCTACTTATGGAGCCTCCAACTCACCTTACCTATCTTAAATTTACCTATTTACAATTATTTAACATATCATTCTGCACAGCTATTACTTTAGTTTTGATATCCAATAAACTTAACAAACTTGGGAATAAATTATCCTGACTTAACTTTTGTTTAGTTTGTTGGCTTAAACAATTCACTTGAGCAAGATTATGTTGTTTCCAACTTTCAGAGAACCACATAATCATTGGTACATGTGTTTGTTGGCTCGGTGCGATTGCATAAGGTGAACCATGTAAATATAAACCATGTTCTCCGGTTGATTCGCCATGATCAGATAAATACCATAAACCTGTCTGATATTTTGATATTTCTTTTAGAGTATTAATCATTTGGCTTAATACATGGTCTGTATATACGATTGTATTATCATAACTATTTAGCAATTCGGTTTGCGAACAGCCCTGTATCGCATTCGTATCACAAGTCGGTTTAAAGGGTTGATATGCCTCAGGTGCACGCTTGTAATATGCAGGTCCATGACTACCCACCTGATGCAAAACAATCAAACGTGGGCGATCATCATCTTTGGCAATAGTAGCCAAATACTGCTTTAAGCTGTCAATGAGAATGTCATCATAACATTCGCCATCTTTACACCATTTTTTCTTTAAGTTTTCAGGAATCTGGTATTGCTCAACGCGATCACATGCACCTTTACAACCCGAGTTATTATCAATCCAAGTCACTTGGTAACCCGCACGTTTTGCAATATCTAGTAAACCTTCGCGGTGACTAGCTAATTGCTCATCATAATCTACACGTGGCATACCCGAGAACATACATGGCACAGAAACTGCTGTCGCCGTACCGCATGAGCTCACTTGCGAAAAGTTGAAAATATCTTGTTTAGAAAGCTCCGGATTCGTATTTTTTGCATACCCATTTAGAGAGAAACTTTCGGCACGTGCCGTTTCACCTACAACAAGTATCATTAACTTAGGGAGGTTCTTTTGTACGCGCTGAACTTGATGAGCATCTTGTCCATATATCACAAGAGGCAGATTTTTCTTCGGAGCCTTCTTATGATAGTAAGACATAAGCGATGAAATACTATTTTGCGGTGAAATCATCCCTTTTAAATCACGATGTTCACGAAATATTGCAGCGAAATCGACATAGTAGGTAAAAAGTAAAACACCGACCACTGCAAATGAAGCTACCAGTGAGAATACTTTCTTCAATAACAACCGTGATACTTTTTCTTGTTTAAATTTAACTTGAGTAATTAAAAAAATGGGTAAAATAACAAAAAAAACTGTCCATAAAACAAAGCGTAAAGAGATTAGATCGGTAACTTCTGAAACATCTGTCTGGACCATGTTTTGAATTTGGTCAGGTGAAATAATGACACCCAATGTGTTTACAAAATAAGAGCTAAAGCCACCAATAAATATCAATAAAATTGCAAAGATTTTGGCAGTCCATTTCCAATTTATTAATTGAAAAATTAAATTATATGCCGCTATTAAAATAACTAATGTCGCCCCTAAGAAAAGAACTGACTTAATACCATTATAAGGTGTAAGTTGATGGATTTTTTTAAAAAAACCTATATTCAGAAATAAACCTAGCCAGATAGATAAAAGCAAATTAAAATTTAATAGTGTAATATTATTACATATCTCTTTGAATTTTAAAAAATTTACTAGCATTTAAAAACCACTAAATATTAAAAACTCGAAATCTTAGCTAGTAAAACTTAAATAGAAATTAAAAAATGAGCTTAGTAACCAATAAGAATACAAAGCTATATTATTAAAAACAAATCTTTAAGCTCATCTTAATTTTAAAAATTTATTGTTTGATAAATTTATCATTTGAGACTCTTAGATGAATAATTCAAGTCATGAAATGAGTGAGTATATAACTAAAGTCCCCCAAGTTACCCTTCTATTCTGGATTACTAAAATCTTCGCAACTACTTTTGGTGAAACTGGCGGAGATAGTTTTTCAATGTCATTGAAACTTGGGTATTTAACTAGTACTTTTATTTTTGCCATAGTTTTTATTATCTTATTGATCTGTCAAATTAAGGCAAAAAGTTATAAACCATATTTATATTGGTTTACCATTATTGCGAGTACAACTGTTGGTACAACATTAGCAGACTTTGTCACTCGATCTTTAGGTATTGGTTATAGTGGAGGAAGTAGCTTACTCCTCGGCTTAGTCATCTTCTCACTATTGGGTTGGTATAAAGTTGAAGGCAGCGTCTCCCCTCATACCGTTAATAAACCTAAATCAGAAGTCTTTTATTGGTTAACAATTACCTTTAGTCAAACTTTGGGTACAGCTCTTGGTGACTGGTCAGCAGATACGATTGGATTAGGCTATAGTGGCGGGATTGCTCTTTTCTCATCACTGATTTTATTGATGGTGTTTTTGTATAAATTCACTTCTGCTTCAAGAACATTTTTATTCTGGAGTACTTTTATTTTAACTCGTCCTTTGGGTGCTGTGGTTGGAGACTTTTTAGATAAGCCCCTTTCCGCTGGAGGGTTAGACTTAAGCCGTTTTGCAGCATCCGGAGTAATATTAATTGCTATTTTAATATGTATTTATTTTAGTAAAAATAATCAGTTAGCTAATATCAAAAATGCATAAATTGTAAAAGCCCTCCAATGAGGGCTTTTTTAGGTGCTCTAGTGATGACTATAAAAATATAAAATAGATTATTTCAACTCGGATAATTAATATATTTTTTAAATATGCCTATTTTTGTTCGGGAAAGATTATTCCACAAGACAAGGATAATTATTCTGACAACCACACTTGATAGAAGTGGTGATCTATGTGCGCAAATTATGAACCTATAAGAAAAGACCGGGTACACCTTTTAGATTTACTCGAACCTACTTTCGACTACAAGGCCGATGTTTATCCGGGTTACGACTGTCCTCTTATTTTTTCTAAAGATGGCCACATTGAATGGCGTCAAGTTAAATTCGGCATGATCCCACCTTGGAACCATGACTTAAAGTTCTCAAAATACACTTACAACGCTAGAACAGAGACGGTTGATAAAAAGCCTAGTTTTCGAAATGCATGGGCTAAAAGCCAGTTTGCTTTAATACCTGTAGAAAAGATCTATGAACCAAGATATGTGAATGGCAAAGCGGAACGCTGGGGAATATACCGCGAAGATGGCCTACCTTTTACGGTTGCCGCTATTTACGATTCAACTGTGATTGATGGACAACAAGTAAGATCAATGTCGATGCTGACGATTAATGCAGATAACCACCCTTTTATGTCACAATTTCATAAGCCAGAAGATGAGAAAAGGTCAATTATCGTTATTCCAGAAGAGTATCGAGAAAATTGGTTGAACTGCAAAAAAGAAGATGCTGACCAGTTTTTCTTTGAGATGCCAGTCGCCGAGTTTACTTCAAATTATTTTCCAAAACCCAATAAAAAACCGCCAGCCTAAGCTAGCGGTCTTATAATTAATTTAAAAAAATTTAGCTATAACAGCTTAAAGTAATCAGCCAATTGAAGTAGGTCAGCTATAAAGCTTAATACTTTCACGCTGAAGATAAATATCTTCGTCATAGCAATCTCCGTTTAAGGAAGCATTGCCTTATGCCATGTTTTGCGCTTTAATAACGTTACTGCGTAACGAAGTTTATCGTCGAAGTCAGCGTCGTTTCAGCGCGTCGCAGACTAGAGTTAAATTTCATATCGCATTCTCCGTCGTTAAAGTCAGTAACGTTGTCAGCGTTACGAACTTCAGCGAACTGTGTTGTAAAGCAATGCAGCTAAGTTTCACTACCCGCAGTTGATGAGATCCGCCAAGAACTATTCGACTGTGGGTAGCCCCAATTCCTTCCAAAATTAACCAATAATAAATTACCGAGTTTAATGGCTTGGAATCTAGAAGCATTTTGCCTCTATGTGGTTAAGATATGGGATTTTTTCCAGTTGAGCAATCTTGACTTTTTAGTATTTTTTTATCTATTTGATATATCGGTATATACCATAGCAAAGCTATCAAAAATACGTATAGATAACTTTGTGGATAAGTCTTAAAACACACACATAACGACTTTCTATTTTAAGATTTATTACAATTATTATTGCACACATTGTAAATATATTTTCGAAGTGAAGTATTTCCGACCAAATGCACTTTTGACTACGTCAATTTTTGACTTCTATTTGTTTATCCACAGCTTTTTAAATTTGAATTTAAGCTCATCTCTAGAATATCATCTTGAATACGTTACAAATTCAAGATAGGGGAAATTCTATGAGCGAAATTGCACCATCCATTATCCAGATAAAACCGTACCTCACACAAAGTATTGTTTTATCTGAGGCTTTATCATTTAAGCAAGTTGTACCATCAACTCACATGCTTATCCCCTACGCACTCGAAAAAATTTCCGCTGGTTTTCCTTCACCCGCCCAAGACTACATAGACAAAGTGCTCGATATGAATGAGCACTTAATTAAGAATGAGACTTCAACATTTATTGTAAAAGTCGCTTCACTTTCGATGCTTAATGCTGGCATTGATATTGATGACGAATTGATTGTCGATCGTAGTCTTGATGCAAAGCATGGCGATATTGTCGTTGCACTAATCGATAATGAATTTACCGTAAAACGATTAATGATCGATGAAAAGGGAAAATGGCTAAAAGCTGAAAATCCGGATTATAAAAATATTTACCTTTCGGATGGCCAAGAATTAATTATCTGGGGTGTTGTTACCTGCGTAATTAAAATGATAAGAAAATCATGAAGCATGAGAACAAAGTCTTTTTCTTGATAGACGTCAACAACATGTACGTTTCATGTGAGAGAGTCTTTGACCCATCTTTGAATGATAAACCCGTTATTGTGCTCAGCAATAACGATGGGTGTGCCGTAGCTCGTAGTAATGAATCAAAAGCTTTAGGCATTAAAATGGGTGTGCCTCTTTTTCAAATTAAAGACATTGTTCAGCAACATAACGTAATTGTTCTTTCAAGCAACTATGCAATGTATGCAGAAATGTCACGGCGCTTTCATACGATCCTTGCTTCTTACGTAACTTCAGAAGAAGTTGAACCATACTCGATTGATGAGTGCTTTGTAGACTTTACAGCTTATGAAAAGAACTTTGATGTAGAGAAAGTTGGCCAAGAGATGCGCCAACAAATATGGAAGTGGTTAGGCTTGCCTGTTTGTGTCGGAATCGGCAGAAGTAAAACAGAAGCCAAGATTGCAAATCATATTGCAAAGAAAAACCCCGGCTTTAATAGTGTTTGTGATTTAGTGAATATGGATCCGTGCAATAAAGAATATTATTTCTCACTTATCGATGTTTCAGAGGTTTGGGGCGTTGGTCGCAAGCACTCAAAAAAGTTGCAAAGCATGGGGATTAATACGGTACTTGATTTAGCCTGTGCTCAACCTCGAGAAATGCAAAAACGTTTTTCTATCGTCATGGCCAGAACCATTTACGAACTACAAGGCATCTCATGCATTGAGATTGAGCACACCCCGCCCTCAAAAAAGCAAATAATTGCAAGCCGGTCTTTCGGTGGTCGTGTAACTGAACTAACGGATCTAAAAGAAGCTATCTCTATGTATGCTCAAGATGCATGTAAACGCTTGCGTGATGAAGGGCTTTTATGCGGATGTATGATTGCTTTCGTTCAATCAAATCCATTTGACCCCAATGTGCCGTTCTACAACAAATCAATCACAGGCTCGTTTTCTGAACCCACAGATTACGCGATAGATTTTGTCAAAGCAGCTACGAGGATGTTAAACGATATCTACAAAGAAGGAATTAAATATAAGAAGTGCGGCGTAGTACTGACATGTTTAGAGCCGAAGTCTGGCCATACTTATGACCTATTAACTGACTTTGAACATATAGAGAAAAAGGAATGTTTAATGCAGGCTATGGATGGTATTCACAGCAAATTTGGGAAGAAGAAGATTGGTGTAGGTCCCTGCTTTATACCAAATCGTAATTGGTCAATGTCTCGTGACAAGCTTAGTAGAAATCCGTTTAGATGGGATCAGTTGATATTAGTAAAATGAAAAAACACCTAAGATGGATATGCCTGTAACTCTTAGGTGGTGTTCTATGACTCGATTGGATAAGTAGAACAAAGGCTAAGCGAGGTTTGGGTTACCTCGAACTAAAAGTAACAATGATTTATTTTAAAATCAATTTTATAAATTATGTGATTTTTCCTTTAAATTTTAAAAACATATTACGAATTAATATATTAAAATTAAATAATAAGATTGCGGTATTATGTTAGACATTTCACACATTAATAAATAAATATAAATTTAAATCTCATTATAAAAACTAAAGAACATGAATATAAAACTGTAGAAATAAAATAATTTTACCAAAAAATAAAAATAATGTCCTGATCTGAAAATACAAAGTCCTAATTGGACAATATTAATTATAAAATTATTCATCTTTTTATGTAACATTAATATACATATCTCCCAAAAACCAATCTGTTTAATTTTTGTACCTTCAACTCTATGGCAATTTTTATTCAACACACTCATATTATTTATGATTACTTAGTTAGTAATAAGCTTTCTAATCCTGAAATAGACCCTAAAATTTTAAAAATTGATGGGATAGAAAGCCTTATAAACACAAATAATTCTAAAGTTGCATTTAAAAACTTAGTAATATATTGTTCAAAGTTAAGAGATTTAGGTATCCCTCTTAAAGCTGGTGAGATTAATATAAATAATTATGGATTAATTGAATTAGGCCTTCGAATTCAAGAAAATTACTTACAAGCATTACAGTTTATAACGGACAATCAAAGTTTAATATTTCCATTTGCTCAGGTAGAGCTTCTATATAGTCGAATTTTAAAATTCACAATAGATCCACTTTTATTTATTGATGAAAAACAGTATGGCTATATTTTTTCTGTAGAGTATCATCTAAGTCAAATATATAGTCTTCTTAAACAGCTTATTTCCAATTCTTTACTCATAAAAAAGATTAAAGTAAAGTATGCAGAAAATGAATATAGTTATATAATTAAGAATTATTTCAATTGTGAAGTGATTTTCAACTCACCTGAGAATTCTATCACCATAGATATAACGCGTGATAAACTTTATAAAAAAATCACTCCTTATCCCTATAGAGATATTCGCAAAAAAATTAATACATTATTAAATAAAACAAATGTTAACAAAGAACCAATCAATAAAATGAAAAGTAAAATCTTATCGATATTAGATTCTCAACAGGATTCAAATATCGATGAATTTACTATTTCAAATTATTTAAATATGCACCCCCGAACATTAAGAAGAAAACTCCATTCTGAGGGCATATCATTTAGAGAAATTATTAATGAGTATAAAATGAATAGAGCTATTTTTTTAATATCCTCTACAAACTACAATTATAAACAAATTGCATTTATGATTGGCTTTAAAAACAATGCAAGCTTTAGCAAAGCCTTTAAAAAATGGACTGGAAAAACACCACAAGATTTTAGAAAAAATTTAGATTATTAATAAAAAATCAATCCTACAACCATAATAAAAAATAAAAAAAATAGTACAATTGTAAAAGGATAAAATATAATAATTAAAACTTTATCAAACCAATTAACATAAGGATTTTCTTTTAAACCTATAATTTTAACAATTGAAAAAATTAGTGAACCTATAACAACTAAAGTAATTAAAAGCATAAGTATAAAATCCCCAAAAATATAGCTATTCATTTCAAAATTCCATTTAATAATTTCAAACTCTAAACTCATCTAGCCAATACTCATCATTATTTTTATATTTATTAAGTCTTTTTCTTTGCATTATTTCATCCTCTTCAGCCAATCTAATCAACTCAAGAATTTCATAAGAACTCACAAATTTAAAACATGCATTATTTTCAATCGGAAACTTATAAACCACTATTTTATTAACAAACCCCAATGGATAAAACATACATAACACCAACAAAATAATTACAAAAAAATATTATAGTTACAATATATTAATCATATAGGACATTTATATTTCCATTTAGGACAAATTTAATTATTTTTATAAAGATTTATTAATTAACAATACATGTAAGTTCATTATCCTCATCAAACAATATTATTTTTGAGCCAATCTTCACATAATTATTGCTCTTATGAGCTGTGCATCCAAATAAATAAAACTATACAGCACTGTCTACCCCTCTTTGTTAACATTCCCCTGCTTCATGAAAATAAGAAGGTATAGATTTGGCAACCCCATATATAACTATTGGCTGCCCCACTACTGGAGGCGGCCAAGTAATTTCAGGGAACAGTATTTTCCTAATTGACGGTATTGGCGTTGCATGTGTTGGTGACAAAGCAACATGTCCAACACATAAAGTTGTTGCAACCATTGTGTCTGGCGATCCGAATATGCAGATTTTCGGTAAAGCTGCAGCTCGTGTTAATGTCTCTCTTTCATGTGGTTGTAAGCTTCTAGCTAAACAAAATTTGGTCGTTCAAGACAACGGCGGTGGAGCCGCATCTTCTGCTGCTAAATCATCACCAACCCCAATATCTCAAAAACAACCAACAACAGACAGCTTTGTAAAAGATGAGTACGAGAATTACTACATAGAGAACACTAAAACCACAATGGTTCCGTTTAAACCTTGGCTATATCCATACGATCAAGATAAAGCAACGTTATTCGGTTTAGCTATGCAGGCTATGTCTGGTGCTTGTACATTTGAAGTCTCATATAAAGTTGAAAAACAAAATCTATTCGTGACTGCAACTTTACTACCCCCTGCTTTAAAAGGAGATGCAACAATTTACCCTCAAGCAGCATTGCGTCTGTTTAAAGATAAAAAGCAAATAGGTGATGTTGTTAGATTGAAAGTGGAAAAGGGATACTGGAATACGGAAAATGATAGGCAACCTGTCGGTAGTTGCGAAATTAAACTACCTCCCCCAGACTTATCAGTAGTCACAGTTCAATTGACAATGAAATATGATGCTAAATTTGATGGTGGAACAGTTGTTACAAATCCACCTCATGTAGTGCATGAATTTACAATTACATCAGCAGCAAGACGGAAGAAATGAGAAAGACACTTACCTTAATTATTCTTGGTACAGCACTTTTAGGTGGGTGTAGTAAAGCTTCTGAAAGCACAGATCAGTCGGCGGCAAAAACTGAAACACCAGCGACCAAAAAACTATCTGCCAGAGATCAGCAGATTTTGGAAAAACATAATGAGTACGTGCAGAAGTATTCTCTTGAAAGCCCAGACGTTCTAAAAAAACGAATGCAAGAGTTACTGCCTGAAATCAACACAATGGAAGATCAGGGCAAGCGAGAAATGCTTCAAATGAATGTGTACTTAGCTGCACAGATGTATGATGAAGCATTGGCTTTAAATGGGAAACAAATTGCAAGAAAGCCTGAAAATCCTGCTTTGTATCTAGCTAAATGCCAAATCTTTACTATGCAACAAAAAGATAAGCAAACAATTAATCAATGCTTTGATACAGCAGCAACAATTCTGAAAACAGCATTAGATAAACCAGAAAACAAGACAGAACCTGACTATAAGCAAGGCGAGTTTTCATACTTACTTGCTAAGTACAAAGCTGGTCATCTGGAATACAAAGACAAAATGCAAAAGTTCATCGCGGATACGCAAGATGAAAAACTGAAGAAAGCTTTCAAAACAATTTATGATGCAGAAGTTCAAAACTAAACTCAAAAGGCCCTGAACATTCAGGGCTTTTTTTAAATTGCTTTAACGCAAATAGAGACATTCACATTGTTATTGATCGAATGTGCTGTGCATCCTGAAAATAGAATGCACAGCAAGGTAATTACGGAAGATATCCTTGAGCGTTTGCAATAAAAGACTTTCATATAACGACTCGATTCGCGATCCAGCCATAAAAGAATTGCTCTTGGCTTTTATTACGCTCACAAATCTCAATATAGCGCTGACCCTGCATAATGTTCAGAACTCGAACTAAAACTTTTTCTCCTTCTTTCCCGCGTTTGACCAAATAAGTTTTGAGTGCATTAAGAGTTGCCGGACCATATATCCCATCTACTGATAAATCTGGCCACCCTGCTTTACCATTGTTATTTAGGAGATTCAAAGCACGTTGTAAAAGAGGTTTTGCAAATCCGGTACCGCAATTCACACCAGTGTCTAGAAGCTCTTCAGCTACAGCAGAAGAAATGATATTCACCTGATCAAAACGTGGGGCTGTCCAATAGTTTTTGCGATAAATTGCTTTGGCCACTTCAAGAGGCAAATCTTTCATATTGCCCTTATAGCCGCTTGCACGTGCGACCGCTTCAGTAATACCGAACTTTGTTGCACCGCCCCAATCAGCAGAATTATTTACATATCCACCTTCACGTTTAATTAACTCATCAAGATATTGTTCAATATTCATTTAACTTTTCCTTAGGTAATAAAAAACCGCCCGAAGGCGGCATTAACTGTTTTCAATGTCTTTTCTGGCTTTCTTAAACTCTTTGATCACTTCAACGATCGTTTTACCTTCCTGTTTATCTATAAAATTAAAAATCCAACGGACTAAAGCCCAACCGGGTAAACCACAAACAAAGAAGAACCCACCTAGAGCAATCATCCCCCATACATCAGTAACCCATTCATGAAGTCCCCACTTCACAATAATGAATGAGCCGCCAGCAAGGCTTGATACAACAGTACAGATCAAGCCCACTGCCCACTCTTGTGGTGAGCGTGGCATACGTGTCATCAATACAACTGCTGCAACTAAAGCGACCGCCAAAGTCACCATAATTGCTGCACCATAAAATTTTAAAATTGCTGTTAAACCGCTTGTGGAAACTGGTTCCATTTATATCTCCAGAAAATATAGACAATAAAAAAGCACCCGAATTGGGTGCTCAAAGTTATTTTAAGGTTTAAAGGGTTTGTAGAATTTTCCCTCCGTTAATCAGTTGAGTTGTAAGTGGAGCAACTCCAATAATTGCAGGTCCCCCCGGCCCCGGCTGGCCTTCAGTTGTGCCATGGTATTTCCAGTTCCACGTTCCATCATTGGTGGACTTGGTACCACGTTCGCCCCAGTTTCCGCCATCGCCTGATAATGGAGATCCATAACGGTCATTTTGGGTTCGATAACCTTTACCGGGTACCGAAGCTTCGGCATCAGTAATTTTTAAGACATTGAAGTAACTTCCAAAATACCAGCGCCAATCTTGTGAGTCGCTTGAAATTGGCTGGCCTGTCATGACCCGTCCAAATGGTGCACCAGCTCCACCCGGAATACCTTGAACACCATAAGATAATCCCGTGTAAATACCGCTTGGTGTTGCTCCACCACCTGAGCCGCCTCGAGCTAGAGTACCGCCATCAATAATCAGGTTTAGTTTGCTGTGCCGATTCAATAAACCGGGCGCTCCCTGAAACCCATCACGGCGGGTTTTGGTAAAGTTGTAATCCGGATCCGTTTCCCATGCGCCAAATGCCAAATGAGGTAAACCGCCATCACCACCACGTCCAACAACAGCACCTTTAATCGTCAGATTTACCACCAGATCAGGTGGGAACTCACCAGTATCAATGGCAGGTAATTCAGTCGCTGCAGGGGCAATAAATTCCTGTTTCGGCGGACTAGAGTTGTAGTCGAATTTATAAACGAATCTGGTTTCTGGTCGATAAGAACTCGAACTAGAAACTAGTGCACCAGATTCAACTACAAAACTGATTTCTCCAGTTGTTGGCAAATCCCCTCTTTGCATTTGATATAAACGTGCCAGATTTATATCCAGCTGGTCATATCGAATGAAAATTGGAGAATCATCAACCGGCACGTCAATAAAGTCTTTATCGTTGAGGTAATAGCGCTCATCGTAATTAATTGCAGTAATGGTATTAGAGAACTGGTCAGCCGGTTCTCTTTTTGCAACCAGATAAGGCAGTGAGCCTTTGGTATCGTCATTAACCACCGTATAGATAGTATTCACAAAATCATCAGGACTTAGCTTTAATGCACCGTTCGGTAATCGGCCTAAAACTACCTTGTTCTTGGAAGAACCTGCGGTAACAGGAATAAGGTCCACTGTGCCATCCGCCATTTGCAGATAAATCACATAACTCTTGCCTGCAATGAAATCTACATCATGGCTTAAGGTGAGAATTAAACCTTCTTGCTGTACCACCTCACCGCTTTGATGAATACCATTGCGATAATCAGCTACAGCGATCCGGTCACGTAAAACCAGTAATTCTGACTCAGGTGCCGCATCAAAGGTTATGGATTTACGCTGGAACCGAAGCTTGTTCCAGAGCCGGTACGCATTAAAATGAGCTTGCCACTTGTTTCGTACTCCAACGGATTTCACTTCTTTTGGGTTCTTCGCTCCTTTGTCTGGCAAATAGATATTGATACGACTATCGTCGGCCGGATCCGTGTATTCATAGATCAGTCCATCGTAGTCATCCATCACGCCAAAGGTAAGGTCATGCTTGTAACTATCTGGAATGATATTCCTGAAGTTAAACAGCATTACCGAGTTATCAGTTGGCCGTTCAAAATAAAGCTTGAGCTTATTGTTTTGCCGATATGCGGTACAAAACACTGCATCACATAGATTGGAGACCAGCTCTTCAAAAGATAGGTTTGTATCATCAATAGTGGTGCAGAACTCTGCCGCTAGTGGTGTACCGAAATAATCAACTACATCGTTATAAGTCCGATAGATGTTTTCAAGATCAATCTCATCAATCGTACGGCGGCCAATCTTGTCGTCCAGTGCCATAGATACTAAAGCATCAGCAAAGCTCGATGTTGGAAATAGCTCTGTCGTCATTGCCCCATTTTTATAAGTCGGCAACATTCGCTGAAGATCGAAATTGATCTTACGGGACTTAACAGATAAAGCTCCAGTGGTTGCATAAGTACGTGCACGAAAAACTGTTTCATGTTCATATACAGTGCTTTGCAAAGGATAAGCACCGTAAAGCGCCTGCCACTTTACTTCATCAACTACTGTTGTAACTGCCGGAGTTGGAGTTAAACGGCGTGCACGGACGCTACAGCGCCCCTGAAACGTGACCATATCAAGTGTTGCACCAACGGTCTGACGTGACTTTGCCGAGCCTTTCAAAATGATCTGCTTCAGCATTGGATTACCAATAGCTGCACCAGATTCATTAACTGGTGTTACTTCAACTTCAATCGTGACGTTAACAGCCCCCTGATTTCCACCTGAAGAAACTGTGTAAAGTCCATTTGTGGCCACAAAGTTACATAGCACCCGACTTCGTTCGACATTGTCCAGAATGAATGGACCAATCCACTTTTCACCTATTGAACTGATCTTTGGTGACAAAGCTGCTGTTTGCTGGGTACTTAACTCTTTAAGCTTTAACCAGTTAGCATTAACAGCCGCCGGATTTGATAACGTCATGCGATCATCAGCCACTGATAAAACGCTGTAAGTGCCGTTTAAATCATAAGTCTGGCCATTAAACGTGAATGAGGCATTGGTGATTTCTACACGGTCATTACTTACAAACTTAGTAGTTAAATCTGTGTTGTTTGCCGTTGCCCGAAGGATCTCGTTTGGATATGCAAAATGAAGGTAGTTCGTACCTTCTAAAGACTGTGTATCTGCTGGACGGAGAACTTGGCCATTAACAGAAGTTTGATGCTGAACCGTTAGTGGCGGCGTGGTAATTTCGGTACCAAGCGAGAAATATGGCTCACCTGAAACAATATCTACACCTGGTCGAAAGACTTCTACCGATGCGCCGGCAATATCAACAATGTTGGTTTCACCGTCATAAGCTCCATTGATTTTATAGTGTCCACGACCAATACAGCCCACTACATGCTCAACTTCAACGTTATTTTCATATACCTTGTAAGGTACTGCGATTAGGTCGGGAGTATTCCACCCAGCTCCATAGTTATCAGCAATACGACCATTCACCCGGATCTTGTTTTCACGGTTAGAAAGTTCATTGTTTGCCGAAGAAGACTGGTTAGTATTTTGAGTAGTCTGGGCTATCGATGGAGTCGGCATTAAAAATGCGATCGCAATACTAATCACAATCGAAACAATAGCAGCGACCCATTTTGGGTTCTCAACTACGATAAAAGTACCCGGTAAGAAATCAAGCTGCTTTAACTCATAAGCATTCTTCGGTGTGACTTCGTTCGCAAATGAAATTTCCGCATGATCCATATTGCTTGTGGTATGAAAGATACGGACATGCTCAGGCATATGTTCATATTTTGAAGTGAGCCATTGCCCAATGGTTTGAGCCTGCTCAATTGTCTTTTCTTCAGACAAAGCGTCTTTTTTATAAATAACTTTAATCATAATAACTGACCCGATTAAACCCCATTCCCATCACAACCTCTTCAGGCAAATAAGTGACTCCGCTTTCCATGAGGTGAAGAATCTTTTGCCCACGAAAAAGCCCCACATGCGGGGGCTTATTTCTTTGTCTCGGATGGAAGGCGACTATGCAGCCTTCCTTGGGCATGGGTAGCGGATTTAAAAGTTTTAACCGTGAAGATAAAAAAGTAATTTTGCCCTTAGGCTGCATAAAGAGTTCAAGCGCTTCCGCCCGATCTATGCCGTATAGGTCCATAGCAGCTTCATGAACAAAGTGAACACAGTTGTAGTGATCCTCGTCATATTGCCTATCGAGCAAATGATCATGACTTTTCATATAGCCCCCTTCAAACCACTAAAGCGATCCAGTGCAAAAATGTCCCCAGTTTTAGTGGTATTTAATCGCGGTGATTCAGCCTTAAATGTCACAGCTTTATGGTTCATGGCAACACTGGAGAGTTGCAGTCCGAGTAAATAAAACATTGGAGAATTCAGATTGTCTGAACTGTAAATCCGGTAATTTACTGTTGGCTTTACATCGGGATATTGGCCTTCGATTACCCGTTCAAACTCATCCGGCATTACATCACCTAAACCAGATATAGAGACTGTTAATGTCTGGTCCAGATCACCCAGCATTCCGGATCTTTGAATAGATGCTGGCAAAAATTCATAATAGACCTGACCCGATCCTTCCTTATGCTGTACATATACACCTCGGTCATCATTACGAACTATACGGTAAGTATTTGCGAAAGAAGGATGTGACAGCTCAATACACTCCAGTTGATAGACATCAACTTTCCGATTGAAAAAGAATTTGGCATATTCGTTATCCATTAGACCTCCCAATCCTTAATCAAAGCTATATCGGCAGTCAGGTTAGGCTGGTTTTGAACAACTTCGAGCTGAGCATTTACCCGGTAAAGATTGCCATTAACTTCATTGGTCTTGAACGAGTTCGGAATGAAGTTACACAGGTATTGCTGACGTGTTCCCTGATCAATCACCAAATCCGCATAAAATGAGGCTGGTTTCTTCTGGTAGACCCGCCAGAAAGCCATCATTTTATTGAAATCGGTTTTACTTAAGTTCCAGTTCACATCAACAATGTGGCTGTTACGTTTCACATCGATGTAATAGCGACCACGACCACCATCCATTTGTTGACGCTTTACATCATCACCCGGTGTTACGCCATAGCCGCTGGTCTGAGGATTTAGCTTTAACTTGTACATAACTTTCCTTCAGGTAATAAAAAACCACCTCGAAGGGTGGTTTGATGAAATAAGTTTTAGATATTTAAATTAATTACAAAAACGATTTAACATTAAGAAATCGATTTAATAATAGTTTCTTTACCATCTTCAAAAATCTCTTTCACTACAAACTTGCAGTAGGCTCCATCTTGAGATGGTTCAGTCAAAAAAGGTGGATTCACAATATCTTTGATTTGTTTAAATCGGATCAATTCATAATTGGCATTTCTTTCCAACTGATAGTCCATTTTTACATCACAACTATACATAGTAGTTGATCCAATAACAGAGGTAAGTCTAAAAGTTAACTTCTTATTTGCGGGTACCTTAAACTCAAAAAATTCTTCACCATTATTCAAAGCAATTGTAGGTTTAGGCATATTCAATGTCTTTGGCTCATGCATTGAGCCATACTTTGTTAAATTATTTGTTATCTGTTTCGTTATAAGGTTTTTAGAAATTTTTTTACCCTTATTATTTTGATAACTAATATAAAACTGCACCATGGGTACATTACTTCTATAAACCCTTAAATTTGCAGTATTTCCCGAAACATCATCCTGATACATATTTGTGGATCTTACGAGATTATTTACTGCAGGAATGGCACAGCCCGAAAGGCTTAAAAGTGTTGTAGAAATTACAATTATTTTTTTCATGTCTTAACCATCAATTTTAATGCCAACAGACTTTATCACCTTGAAATTTAAATATTATGAAAATGAACCCTCCGAAAAGGGTTCAAATTATTAAGTACGATTTCTTCTCGCTGTCGTATTCTCAGTCAAAGACCGACTAATAGTTGAGTTTGGATTTGCGATTTGATCACTTACAAGCTTCGGTACCGTTCTTGGAAGCTGCTTATCAAGTTCATCTTTAACAATGATCCGGACAGTTTGCTCATCCAGTTGTTCGGCTTCAACTGTCGCCCCACTCACCTGATTAATCACTTCAATTTTGAAATTGATTATCGGAGAAGATGGCTCAATTGAAGGCATAATCTCAGCTTGAGGTCGAGCAGCTTGACCCATCGTGAAGTCTTGAACATCATCCAGATTTGAACGATCCTGAACTAAACCACTGGATGAGAAGTAGACCTTGCCATCATGGAATAAGTCAGAATTTGCCGAAGACGCCAACTTAGGTGTGTCTCTATTACCTTTATAGATAATCTGAGTATCTTGAACCGGTTGATTAAAGATGACAGCTTGCTTTTGGCTTTCTATAAAGGCATTAGAACTCATCAATGCACGGCGCATGACACTATCTGCCGAGGCATTGTTATTGAGAAAAGCTTCAGGGTTTGCACTCTTACGCATTTTCTCAACTAAACCAACACCGCCCCATCTTTTAATGTCTTCTTGGGACCATACAATCTCACCTTTGTGCACAGCTCCAGCAACTTCATATTTCCCACCTCGACCAGTGTAGCCACCTTCAGCAAAGCCTTGATCTTTGATTGCCCGGATGTTTGCAATGATGCTTGCACCTTGTGCAATAGCACTTGCAATTAATGGGATATTTGCTGGAAAACCAACACTAGCCGCCTTTGCAATACTTTGCTGAATAGAAATACCAGCAGCTGCAATGGCATAAGCTTTATCAGCAGCAAACATGATTTTGTAGGCTTTAGATTGCTCTCCAAACATAGATCCGAACATCGAGGTTAATGATCCTGTCATTTGTTGACCATACATTAACTGTGTATTCAGTCGATCTTGTTGATATTTGGCCTCAATTTCCTGAGCACTCTTTGCGTAATCTGCATAAATTAGTTCTCGCTGTAATTGAGCAGCTTGAATGATTGCTGTTTTCTGGTTTTCGAAATCCTGCTGACTAATAAGCTGTTGCTCAAATTGAGCATTTAAAGTCTCAAGTGAATTTTGTTCATTTAAGTTAACTACCCCTACTTGACTATCAACTAGATTCGATGCGGAACTTAAACTACTTGTTCGTTCCTGATCTTGCCGAAAGAACTCACTAGTCCCATTCGTATCAGCATGAACACCACCCCATGCTTGACCAGCTTTTGCTGCACGATCAAGTGCTTCTAATCGTTCTTGATCACGTGATAATGCCAGTCGCTTACGTTTTTCCTCCTCATCTTTTACCGTTTTGGCAATTTCTTCTCGCTCCAATCGGTAGCGTTCTTGCATTGCCTCAGTTTCTGAAAGCAAGAATAATTTAGCTTGAAACAAACGTTGCTCTTGAGCAAGTTTTAGTAAACCTATTTCTTGTTGCAACTGTTGAGCTAACAAATTAACAGCTTCTTTACGCTGTTCTTTCGTCATCTCTAAGTCGTGTTCGGCTTCAAATTGACGTTTTGCAAAACTGTCCTTTAAAAGCTGCTCTTCCGACTTGGTGAAATCACGGAATGAATCAAGCTTAGTTTTTGTAGCTTGCTCAGCAATAGCAATATCATTATCTGCACGTGCTTGAAGTTCTGCTTTAATTTCGGCCTTGCGTTCTGGGCTAAAGTTAGCTTTATCAACATCCTCAAGTTTTTTGGCCAGATCATACCTAATCTTTGTTACTTGATTAGCAACCTCATTCTCTAATTGAAGACGAAGTTTTGCCTGCTCCTCGGCCATTTTAGTGGTATCTTGAATAAGCTTATCAAAGTCTTTTGATGAGATATCACCAGCAGAATAGCCATTAATACCAGCCATGTAACTTTGATAGTCTTTCCAGTATTGATTATTATTTTTACCAATACCTTTACCCTTCATTACATTGCCTTCACCTGCATGATATGCACGTACAGCCTTTTCTAAATCACCTTTAAAAAGCTTCAAAAGATAAGACATGTACTTAGCGGCACCTTCAGCAGATTGTGCTAAATCAGTGCGGTCTTTTACGCCATATTGCTTGGCAGTACCTTCGAGAAACTGAAATCCACCAGTGGCTCCGGTTTCTTTGTTATAGGCTTTTGCATTACCTCGAGATTCGATCATATGAATCGCGGATAATGTTCCTGATGGAAGTTTGTATTTAGACTCTAGATCTGCAAAGCCGAATTTTGAAGCATTTGCTAGGACTTTCGCATTTACATTTAGTACTTTTTGCTGATTTTTAAGCTCCTTGTTTTGCTCACGTATTGAATCAGTTCTAGCATCAGTCATAGCTTTGATTGATTCTTCAGCTTTCCAAGTATCCGTTAATGATTTCATAGCCTCTCGGTCTGCTGCCTTAAGACCCTTAGCTATTGAATCTTTATAAAGCTTCAGTAAATCATTAGCCTGAGACTCAGAAAACCCCTTTTTCATTACTATCTCGACAAATTGAGAATCCCACAATTTATCTGCATACATTTTCTGTAAAGACTTTTGTGCTTCATCTGCAGCCTGTTTTGTATTATTGATGGCGTCTGCATGTTTCTGCTGCTCAATTGCCGCATTTTGTGCTTTATTACCTGTTAAGGTAACTTCAATACCAAACAATTTAATGGCTGTTTTTGTCTTATCAGCCTTTTCATAAGCCTCATTATATTTGTCGATTTGCTCCTTCAAAGCATCTCTTAGGCTTGGAGGTAACTTCTGTTTAGCAAGTTGTTCCATAGCCTCCTTGTAGCTAATTGTGCCCAATCGAGCTTCATTAGAAATCCTTGTAAGTTCAACATTGCCTTTACCGAAGTTTTGAATATCAATTAAGGCTGAACCAACGGCCATTTCTGTTTTTTTCAACTCCTCATTTTGAGCTTTAAAAGCCGTTGTTAAGTCATTAATAGCTTTGGTTTTTGCCTCACCTTTTAAGCCTTTTAACTCTTCAGCAGTACGGTTAGCCACTTCGGCTTGTTCAGCGAGAGTTCTATTCGCTTCCTCTGCCTTACCTTTAAAATAAGTGTAAGTTGCAGCCAGAGCGGATACACCTAAGGTAATTGCTCCAATTGGACCTCCGATAAGTCCTAATGCTCGGCTACCAATACTACCAACTAAAGAAGAAGCTGCTGAGAGGCGTGTTTGCGCAGCAGTTTGTGCATTTGTAGCAGCAGTTACTGCTGCCTGTGCTTGTGCGTATCGAGTTGCTGCCGCAGTTGCTCCAAATTTAGCTTGGGTTTCTGCATTTGTTGCTCGCACATTCGCGAGATGAGCTTTTGCTGCATTCAAAGCAGCGGTAGCTTCTGCATATTCTGCTTGAGCATTTAATACAGATGCTTGGCGGCTCGCTAAAGTTGAAGCCATTCCCTCTTTAATAGCAGCGCTCTTCATCAAAATTGCACGAGTGATATATCCAATACCAACTACTAAAGCCCCATCAGCAATTAAATCTAAATTACTTGCAAGAGTTTGAACTGATCCAGCTAATACCTGTGCCGCACCACTTCCCTTACCTGCTTCGCCAACAAATTTTGTGATCTCGTTGTTTAGGAGTGTGAGAGACTGCCCGATTGTGATATCTGTTTTAGCAAAAAGAGCATCAACATCAGATTCTACATTTCTAAGCGCTTTTACAATTTCTTGTGAAGTAATTTTTCCTTCAGCTGCTACTGAACGTAATTCACCTACAGTAATACCCATACCTTTAGCAATAGCCTTTGCTAGTGCTGGGGTTTGCTCCATTACAGAATTAAGTTCTTCTCCACGCAACGTTCCACTAGCCAAGGCCTGCCCGAACTGAACTAAAGCTGCATCAGCAGCTTCTGCGCTTGCACCACTAATTGCTACAGCTTTAGAAACTGTTTCAGTTAAACGTGCTGTGTCATCCATTGTGAGGTTTAAAGTTTTGGCATTATCACTAAAACGCTGGTAAACCTGTAACACAGAATCCCAAGCAGAATAAGTTCTTTGAGCAATTCGGAAAGTGTCTTCCGTTGCTTTATTTAGTTCAACTTGATTGTTAGTGACTAACTTAAGGCGATTTTGTAATCCAGTATATGTATCCATCTTTGAAATGGCTGAACCTACTGTTAATAAACCAGCCATGTGTCCAGCTAAAGCTCTGGTGGCTACAGACAAGCTGTCCATAGACTTAGATGCAAATTCACCTTTACGCTCAATGCTATCCAGTTCATTGCCTAGATTACGCGCATTACGTTCAGCATTTTGCGAATCAATAACAATGACCAAACGGGATTCTTGTGCCATCTTACTTTTCCTCTAGGCAATAAAAAACCCGCTTTCGCGGGTTTCATTTATTAAACTTACTTCAAAGTATTACTTAACAGTATTCACTTGATCTTTAAAACGTTTTAATGCGTGGTAAGCCTTGCTATCTTTAGAACCGTCAATTATCGGATTTTCGATTAGGCCCTTGCTAGTATTAACTCGAATCCAAGCTCTTTTTGAGTTGAGAATTTTATCAACAGTAGATAAGTCGGTTACAAAAACCTTGCTAGATTCTAGAACTATGTCATTAGAAAAATCAGTTAGTGTACTTTCTCTTAATTTAATTATTTCCCCATCCACATTCAAATCAACAGAATTAATAGCAACAATACTATTTATAACTGAGATCTTTAAACCAACAAGATTAGGACTATTACTTGACCAAATAGCACCAATTAATGGACAAACCATTTGATCACATGCAACACCATGTCCATCAATTGAAACTCTTTTTGACCCATCAAAACCACTCGTTGAAACCTTCGGGGCAGTTCCAGATGTTGTTGCACATCCAACTAAACCCAAACTAATTAAGCATGCAGTTAATAATTTTTTCATGAATTTTCACCATTTGTTATAAGTTGTTTTAACTTTAACAAATAGGTTAATAAATGTCATACGAGTGATTAGATTTTGCATAAAAATTTTAGCAAAATTAATAATTAAAATTTAACTGTAAAAATCAACCACAATGAATGAACCAAGCTTTTTTATAAAAACTAATCACAGTCTCATAATCCCTTAAGAGAGTTTCCTTTGTATACACATTTGGTGAAAGCTTGAGTAGAGCTGGCATATATTGGTTCTTATAGACTTCTGGATAAGTCTTACACAATATCTCTCGCTTCTCATCAATTGGTACATCATGATTATTTAATGCATCAAGCATCTTACCTATTTCCTGATTTGAAGTTAGATATTGCTCTTCAACTGAAGGAGGCAGTGCCTTACTTTCAGCTTGTTTAGAACAGCTAACTAATACGACTAGAGAAATAGTTAACCCCAATGAATATAAAAGTTTTTCTAACATATAAGTATAAGATTTAAATCATTGTAAATATTATATATTTCTATCAAACAAAATTCAGTAATTAAAATAGCTATCAATAAGATAGCTATTTATTAACTTTGCTTTTGGAAGAAATCTTTTTATGCGCCTCATCCAGAAACAGGTTATCCAAAGCATAAATACAGTCATTAAAGATATGAGCAGCCACAGGCAATTCATTATGCTCAGCATAGACATTGATTGCCTGCTGATCTAAAGATAACGGGATACCCTGCTCATATCGTCTGGATCTGGCAATAGTACTAAATGCCGAAAGAATTGAATCAGCCGCATAAGAATATTCTGGCGGATCAGGAATACGACCACCTAAGAACTTGATTTGCTCGATTTCGTGCGGCGTTTTCGACGCATACGTTTTTTGGTATTTGTAGAGCTCGATGACTTTCCCAGAATTAAAGCCTTATCCTTGTCTGCGTCTTCCTGAATCTTCTGGGCCTGTTCTTTAATAAATAGCCAGATCGAAATACCAATATCACCAAGATTAAGAAGCTTTGAGGCATTCTCAGGTGTATATGGTTTTTCGGTCTCAACAGTTTTACCGTCTACGATTTCGGCAAATACCACACCCTTCCAGTCTTCAATTAAGTGTGCAGCACATGCATCCATTAACAATTCGTGATAAAGCTTGGCATCTTCATCTTTGACCATCACATCATAGCCTTTAGACGAGATCTGGTTTCCTGCCCGTTCAATAGCTACCTGAAAAGGCTTATAAGCGATACCACGGACTTTGAACTCAGCCTGTACCTCTCCATCAACCCCTTTGTATTCACACCATTTTGATACGTCTGAGCTTTTAATAATTCCGACTTTTAAAGCCATAGCAACCTCTAATTTTTAGAAATAAAAAAGCCCATGGAATTCCATAGGCTTTGTTACTGAATAAGCTGATTACACAAGAGCACGTACAATTGTTGGCGCAGTACGAACCTGAGCAAAGTTGATGTCTACAGTAATGATGTCGTCACCACCACCATCCGGGTGATTGGCTTCCATCACTTCTAATTGAGGGAAGTTGAAAGAATATTTACTTCCTTTGCTGTCTTTAATATCGAAAGTCAAAGTGAACACATCACGGGTTTTGATTGCATCAATCCACCCTGCCGCAGTAGCCGAGAACATGAATGAAGCATTTGCTTCGATATCCATCATCTTTTCAAGATAAAACTCCGGCGTGTACTTACCCGAACCGATACAACGGATCGCTTCAAGATTGTTATTAACTGAAAGCGTAAGCGATTGCATGCACGCTTTACCTTGAATTGATTGACCATTAATAAGTAAGTTTTCCACGTTTGGCATGCTGACCAATGGACGTGTTGAAGCAGCAACAGGGTTTACAACCGGACTTGTAGTCTGTCGAGTGAATGAGCTACCTACCAGACCAAAATTACCGGTGATTTTCCCGGTTGTTTGAATAGTGATTTCACCGGTATTTACCTGTACACCACGGTAGATAAACACCTGTCCAATATCTTCAAAAACTTTAACCAGCGTTAATGACTTACGTACAGTACCACCTATGGTTAAGCTATTCGTTGCCCAGTTATTAAAAGCTAATGCGCTTAGGAATAAATCAAACGTACCCAGTGACAATTCAAACTCTAACTGACCAGCTACTTCAGCTTCAGTAACTACACCGCCTTGACGATAGCGTGAGTCTACAACCTCGCTACTTTCTTCAGTTGAGACATTTTCTGATAAGCCATCACTTACACGGCGAATTGTGTACCAAATTGGGTTTGCTGGAGTCGTCCCTAATACTGCTTCTTCACAAGCATATAATCGAATTTTTGCGCCTGAACTCATTTATTGTTCTCCAAAATTTAGGCATAAAAAAACCCGCTAAAATAGCGAGTTGTTAAAGTGTTTCATCGGAATCTGAGACTTCCGGCGGTTCCACCCCAACCATTGCAGCGGCTACAGCCTCGGATAAGTTTGTAGGTTGGAAATCAAAAGGTGTTTCAGTTGTAGGCGGCTCAGGCTCTGGTTCAGGCTCTTCATGCAAGCGAATGTCAATCCAACGACCTTCAGGAATATCTGTTGGTATTTCCAAGTCTGCAACTACAGCAGCAAGTTCAAAATCAAACTTACGTTTGTAAGTCTTGATGGATAGATCACCATTTTCTAAGGTGTCATAAACAACAGCGACAATGGTGTTTCCATTTGCGTCTTTTGGAACCTCGATGTACCAGCCTTCCTGAGCAAAACCTAAAGAACCTTTAAGTAGATATTCTCCAACCTCAACTTTCTTAAATTCGATTGGTTGCTTTTCTGCATCACTATTAAGTTCAATATGATCATTAAATAACTTCACTACTGGTGATGCCGATTTTAAGAACCCATTTGCATCGACTGATGTATTAAAGCTGGTTTTAATGTGTCCCCATGTAGTCCAGACATCATTTCCTGCGCCATATCGGTAGGAAAGCTGTCCACCCAATACTGCCTTAAAAATCTGCCATGAATACGTTCCATATGAGTTTGATCCCAAATACGACATTAAAGAACCATATCGGCTAGGCATATTAAGTGGGTTATTTGTATTCCCCGCTTGCCAGTCGCCATTTGATAGGAAAGTGAACTTGTTATCACCTAATACAGCTATCCATTGTGGAACCGACACCTTGTCATATAGCTCGCTAATTTTACCGCCTGTGAAACCTTGGGTACCAAGATCACCCAAACCTAGTACTTGACGAGCTCCACCAGCAGAAGACGCTCCTGTTCCCCCTTGTGCTATTGAAAGTGGAGTAGCTAAACCTTTTATTTCAGTAATGTCAGTATTTACACCTTTTTCAGCAGCACCAAGATTATTTCGCGCTTCTGCTGCAGTGGTTGCTCCAGTACCCCCTTGAGAGATTGCTGCAGTACCTTGAACTTGTGAAAAGTTAGGATTTAGATTAGGGATGCCCGAAGCAAATGGCAGCATAAACTGCCGCTTGCCCTGTGAGGCGTTATAGGGGAATGGCCGATGATCCCAACTAAATTTGAATACAAGATTTGCCATTATGCTGTCACCCCGTCAATTACTTGAAAGGTTAAGGTTTCGGTATGTTGTGTATTACCACTAACAACGGCCTTAATATCCATCTGACATAAACCTAGTGGCCAAGCTGCTGTGCTTGCACCTGATTTAATATTCAGCCATCCCTTCTGTGTACTCTGGTTTAGTGCCGCACAAGTCAAGGTAGCCACAGCAGCGCCATCAGCCAGAGCTTTTATCTGTGAAGTGAAGGTATAACCTGTAATATCAATTGCACGGCGAACATCATCCGGTGGATATTGCAGGGCTTCATCCATATCAACTAACTGTAGGTTTAAGTTGAATGTGTCACCACGCTTAAAAACAAAATTGCTCATAAGTGATTCCTATAGACATAAAAAAACCACCGATGAGGTGGTAGTGGAAAGACGTAAAAAACCGCTTCTTAGCGGTCATTTAATTAAAGTAATTTAAGGTTTGTAATCTAAATCAACACTTACTCCAGTAACTACATTATGTTTAGTTCCACCAAGACTATTCACATTGGCCAAACGTATATTCACATCGGAAACACATAGCTTATTTTCGCTTTGCCACTTCTTCAGTTCAACAGCCATAACATCTTCAAGATGTCGTTCCAGCTCCTGCCGTTTAATTTCGATTTCTTCTAAAGTCAGCATACATGACATATCAATTCACCTTAAACCCAATGCTCACATTATACTGAATGAAATCAGCATCTTTACCCGCATAAATAGATTGGCCATTCAAACATTCTAAGTGTTCGATTGTGAAATATTCAAAATGAGCAAGTAATGCATCGCCAAGAACCGTTAAAGCTTTTTCTCCTACATGAAGTCGATCGAAGCATTGAATCATGATATTACCGGTACGGCGTGTGCATGGCTTATCTGCAATACCTGAAGTAAAACTCGGACCACCTGCAATCGTTAAACGGCACCATAAACCTTCTTTAGGCACCGTAAAGCCTGGTGCATTTGGATACTGAATCCGTTCCTGAGCAATACCCGTAAAGCTTTGCATGCGATCAATAATAGCTTGCCTAGTCTGCTCTAAAGTCATTGCCATTTTAGCCACCATACTTTTGAGAAATAAAATTAAAAGTGAGGCCATAAATACCTTGTGGTGCTTGATCAGACCAGCCGTTTTCTAAACGTTCAGCATAAGGTTGGTTATTCTGAATGTAGACCAAATTGCCTAGCTTAATCTTCATTGCCTGAATTGCTGAATCGTTAATAGGGTTTGTTTCAGGTCCACGTACACCATAGTCTCCAGATCCAATTGAAACAATATGAGAAGCACGATAAGCGCCAGTATCAACGGGACTTGAAACGACCAAAGACTGAACAGCATCCATTGTAATTTTCTTTACCTTTTCCTCTGCTGTTTTAGCCACATCAAAACTAAATTCAGTTGGCTTTTTCCCCTTCCATCCCATCATTTACCTCGCTTTCTTCATACATTTCAAAAAGGTCTTGAGCGATCGCTTGAATCGAATATGCTTCAAACTCTACACTTGGCTCGCGCTCACCCATTCGCCGTTTTACTATTTGCCAGATATGAACAGCCTCATGTAAAAGCAATCCATAAACTTGAATTTGATCTTTATCTGCAGTATCACCGATTTGGACAATTGCATAAGCACCATCTGAAAAAGTACTAACCTGTGCATCCGCCCCCATATCCAAAAATTGATCGGCTTTATTCATATCTTCAAATAACAAATCCATGTGTAGTTGATTACGAGCAAGCGTGTACTGCACATGTTGGAATGGCGAGATTTGCCATTCGGGCACATAATCGGTATTAATCATTTAAACTCCTTAATTGCACCCATAAAAAAACCCACCGAAGTGGGTTATATTCAAACTTTAAAATTCTCTAATTTTTTACTTAGGCTCATTAATTTTTCTTCAATCTCCTTAATTTTTACATTAGCTGGTCGAAAATCAGGGCTATAAACTGATTGTGATTTTTGATATCCGTAATCGAGGTTATATAATATACTTAAACAGTTTTTAAGCATCTCTGCTAAATCTTTACAATCAATTTTAAACTGCTTGGTAACATCATTATCATCCAATAAATTCAGACTTCTTTCTGCAAAACCAATTAGATATTTTATTTTATCCTCTTTATTAACAAGACCTAAACAACGCTCTTCATTTAGCTTCTCTCCCTTACACACTTCATTTTTAAATTCTAAAATAGCCTCAAAGCTCTCATTTAAATATTTATACGTTTCTTGAGTATTTTTTTCTAAAGCAACCTCAATATGTTGCTCTCTCCAATCAGTAAAAAGAACAAAGGCAGCAACTGGAGCAAGAAAAGTCGCAGCAAGAGTTAAGGCATCTTTTAATACTTCATATGTTTTTTTATGGTTAAAAGGATAATCCTGAAGTGGATAATCACTCAGCAAAAAGAAACTAATTAATAAATACCAAAATATTCCACCAAATGTCCAAAAACCAATAATCTTAAATTTTTCGTTAAGTGATTTATTTGCCATATTCCCCCCTTTATTTAGAGTGATATTAGAACAAGTTATTAAACTTGTCTCAACTGGCATTTCCATATAGTGGCAGCTGGGTCCTGCTGAATATGAATAACGCGGAATGTGCCTAAAGCTGTTAACCATTCATCATCTATTTTTGGAGTCATGGATACTTCATTTTGCAGCACTGTAGCCTTTTTATCTGTGGCCAGTACTCCAAGCGTCTGAATCTCATATTGACTGTATGAGCCAAACAGAACGCCACGACCAGAATAGTTTTCTTTAACTTCGACATAAGTTTCAGTTTTAGGATCCCAATCTTTTCTTGAGATCCGGTCACAAGTAAATGAATGAACGGCGTCCGCTAAATCATCATTAAATGCTTCAGCAATATCTGCCTGAATTTCTTCACGTAAGCCCATTTAAATTTTCCTGACAAAAAATACAGCTTTTCGTTTGCTGTAAGGCTTAATCAAATCAAGAATGAATTGTTCGATTGCACTAAGCTTTACTGATCCGTCCTGATATTCCTTTTCGGTCTCAACCGTATCAGCTTTGACCTTCTTACGTTTTAGTGCCTGTTCCTGCCCTTGATATAGATCACCTTTCATAATGCCCTTGATGATTTGATAGGAGGCCGTTTTTAAAGGTTCAGGTACTTGGGTAGCATCTTCATAAGGCTTAACGTTACGTGCTAATAGATATGCTTCGGCCATTTGGAGGTATTGAGCCTTATCACTGGCAGATAAAGCATCAAAGCCTTCAACATGTTCTATCGCTTCTTGTTCAGTGATAAAGCTCATGAATTATTCCTTTGGAATTAATGCTAAAAGTTCATCTTTTTTAGCACCTGCTTCAAATGCAATGCCTTTTTCAGTTAGTACAGCTCGAAGCTCATCTACTTTTAGACCAGCATAGTTAATTGGTTGTGGTTGAGTATCACTTGGTTTTTGGTCATCTTCAGGTGTTTGACCACCTTCACCTGATTCAAGTTCAGCAATACGTGCTTTCATTACTTCGGTATCATTTTGAAAGGCAATAAATTCGCCCTTTACTGTTGCCAGTTGTTCTTCGAGTTCAGCAATTTTTGTTTCTGTCATTTGTTGTCTTTCCCGTGCACGGTTAAATGATGAAAGTCCCATATGTGGATCTCCAAAAAGATAAGGCGGTGTTACCCGCCTTTTTGTTATTTGATCTTGTGCTTGAATGCCACAATACGGATCTGTTTAGGATCGTAGACACGTTCCCAGTTTGCGGCTGTTGCTAGACCAGCATTATTAGGTGCAATACCTGTATCACCTGCCCACTTAATGCCACGAGGATGCAATACAAAGTGACGGCGGTTAATAAGAATATCTGTACCTGCTAGGCTGTCTCGGTCAGTCTCTACACCAACTGGTGCACCAATATCTTGGAAACCAATCGCACCTTGGCCAAACAAGAAAGAGGTAAATACATCACCTTCAACCGGCATACCATCATCAACGATCACACGACGGTCCATAAAGGTTTTGTAGAGAACCACACCATCAGCATCTCGAACAGTTTCGATTAAGCCTTGCTTAGCTAAAGCCGCCATGGTTGCCGAGTGCATTGCAATAGCCGTTAATTTATCTACGGCATCACCCAACTTATAAGAAGCATCAACAAAAGATACGCCATCAATTACAGCTGCAGCTCCAGTTCCTGCCGAAATATCATGGGTATTACCTGCCATGCTGGCCGCCCCGAATACACCTTTGAGGGTATTTACGGTAAAACCTTGAAACTCACGCGACCAGTAATCTGCCACCAGATCACCAACCGCACCAAGTGGATCGTCACCAGATAATGCTTTAGCCAAATCATTAGCGCCCCATGCTTTACCACGTGCATGAAGAATCGCAATATCCTTGCCTGAAGTGATGTTATTTACAGATAAAGGTTTTGAATCTGAAAGTACTTCTGACTCACCGCTTAAATCATTCCAGAATGGGATATTTACAGTAGTACCACCCTCTGTTCCGAAAGCTACATCTACATCTAAATCCCCAACAATGCCAGACTGCCATAATGCAGACTTTTCGGCAGTTTTATTTAATACGTACGGAGTGAATAACTCGGGTACGATTACATCAGCAATTTTTGTGTCGCCCATTAGGCTTTACTCCTTAAAGTTTAATACCGTGTTTTGCCGCTAGCTCTTTAGCTAGTTGCGGGTTTTCATTTCGTAATTGCGCCAATTTGGTCATATTTACCGAGCCATCTGCTTTGAGAATGTCTGGCTGACCTTTTGAATTGTTGCTCCCTGATGCACCCATGCCATTAGGCTTAGGCCAGTAATACGGTTTTTGCTCACGTAGAGATTCAACCCATTCTTTTGGAGTCATCGGTGTCTGACCATCTTTACCAATGACTACTTCCCCGTTTTCATCAACTGCCACAGCTTTGCCGTTTTCATCTAATGCAAACTTTGACTGAGCTAAAAAGGCAATATCGGCAGTAGCTTCAGGCAATGCTTCAAGCTCAACAGCAGCCTGTACAATTTGGCTTTGAATTACTGATTGCTTGAACTTTTGTGCATAAGCTTCGGCTTTATCAGCACGCTCTTTTTCGGCTTTCAGTAATTTTTCATGTTCTTCGCGCATCTTCTCGGTACGCTTCTGAATCACTTCATTAACTTTGCCGTCTGCAATTAATTTAGCCTCTTCATCTTGGTCAAGTTGAGCAAAGACTTTCTTAACAATTTCAGGATCAATACCCTCAAATTGTTTTTGAAGTTCCTGAAGTTGTCGATTTGCAGTTCTTGCAGCCTCACGCTCGCTTTGAAGGGCAGATTTCAAACCTTTTGGATCTTCATAGCCTTCTAAATCAAGGCGAAACTTCCCGTTTTCCTCGACATATAAAGCTCGGTGTTCTTCTTTAATTGCATCAAGTGAATCAACAATAAATGGCAATGACATGTTCAAACCTCTCGTTTGATTTAGGTAAAGCCTTGTCTCAAGGCAATAAAAAACCACCTCAAAAGAGGTGGTTCATATGAATTTTGGATCTAGCTTAAACGGAATTATTTATTACTCTCTCTTCTCGGTTTCCTTATTACTTTTCTTCCCTTCTTTACTATATTTCTGCTTAATTTGTTTTTTTAAACTATTCCATAATGACCAATCATAAAAAAGTTTAATAATTGTGATAAAGCAAAGAAAACAAAGAAATATGTAAATAGTATTTAGAACTTCTACAGGAATACCTAACCCCTGATGATAGGCCTTATAAAGTTCACCTTTTTTCCAGTAAAGTGTTGCTGGAACACAAAGAAACATTATGAAAACGAATATATTTAACCCTATCATTTTATAAGTTTCTAAAGAATTAATTTTTATACTAACTATTTGGTCATTTTCATTTTTTATAACATCAAATGCTGTCCGAAAACGCGCAAAGGCCCAATAATCATTTTCAAATCGACTTGGATCAAAAGACTCCACAAAGTAATCAAACTCAAGGTTATTCGTCATCCGTGTACCAGTTAATGCTTCTACCGCCGAGTTCAATTGGATTTCTTTTACTCGCTCTGACCAATTGGACGAATTAATTCTTTCTTTCTCTTCAAAAAACTTTTTTAATCTCTCATGTCGTTCAGATAATTTTTTTCTCATATATGTAGGTGTAATAATTTCAATAATTTTTATAAGCAAATCCCAAAATTTCATCAATTTCTCCTCGTTTTAATTTTGGGTTAATAGAATTATCTTAATTACAACACCTTTCACATAAAACTTTAGTCAAAACTTTTTGAAAAGTCTGACTCATCTAGCTTTCGAAGTTGGTCAAGAGTATAAAAACGCCCTTCAGGATCGAAGAACTTATCAAAATCAAATTTCCCCTCCTTATAGAGCTTGTAACGCTTCGGTCCTAACCATTCTCTTTGAAAGAAATCATCTGTCTTTTTGAAGAACTCTTTAAATGTGATATTAGCATCTAACTGACCTATTAATTGGCTACGCTCATCTTTTGGGATGTCCTTGACTCTTCGTTCATCCATGACAAATGGTCGTTCACCAATAAGTCGACCATCTTTCTCAACAGGAACAAGAATACTCCGGCAGTTTGGATGCAACGGCGGCACTCGCTTTGCCGAATCGTTTATTTCCCAAACTGAACCATCCAAAGATGCACAAAGTTTTGAGGTTCTCCCGTCCAGTGTTGCAACCATTCGAACGTATTTAAAGCCAATCTGATTAAAGCTATTTAGATATGCTTGATTGGCCACATGACTACGAACTGTTCTCACCGTACGATCGATATCAGTCTTAGAGCTACTTAAAAGCCCATCCTCATAATTAAGCCGCTTGGTACCACGAATGCGCTGAACTATTTCCTGATTTGTTTTACCTGAGTTGATACCATCTCGAATGGCATACTCAACTTTTTGGCGTGCAGTTTCAGCAATCTTAGAAAGCAGCTCATCAACTAATGCTCCGCCCACCAATGGTACTTTTCTAGCTACTGAAAAAAGCTTTTCACCATTTGGCTTTTTGATCTTGCCACCATATAGCTTCGCCGTGTAATTAGCTTCATAAACAGCTAAGGCAGTAGCAGAAACAGCGAAAGCTTCAGGTAATGCAGTATTTAGCCCAATAAACCACTGAGCAATCAGATCACGAATTTCTTTAAGATTAGTTGTAGTGTACTGTCCACTTGATAGAGCCCCTTTTTCAGAATCATTTAATTCATCAAGCAAATCTCGAAGCCTTGCCAACATTAAAGTCGACTTATCATTAAAGATTTTTAGTAGCTCATTAACAGATTGAGAAGACACCCTATATAAATACGCCTGATGTTGGGTAAGTATTTCAATCAGCGATTTATCTTCTTTTGAAGCCATGCGTCACCTCTACAACGGCATACTGTCCCGTTCACCTTCAACTCGCTTCAGCTCATCCTGATAATCATGAGCAGGCAATTTACCGGTCGCAATGTACTCCCAATATGTTTGGAAAGAGTTCTTTCCGGCAATAGCACCTTCATAAAGTTGTTTGGCCAGATTGATATCGTATTGCTGAACGATAAACTCAGGTTCAACCGTAAATGAATATTTTGTCGAATCCAGCTTTAACCACTGAGCCGCATATTTGATAGCTTGTTCAATAGCTGCAGCCGCACACATCACGATACTGTGAAGACTTGCTTGCTGATCGTCCTGCCGTGCACGGCGCGCTTCACCTGATTCCTGAGTATTGGTATCAACTACTTTAGCTCCAGCTTCTAATGCCGAATTCTTTTGTGCATCCATTTCCTTTTTAGTGAGTTCAATGCCACTACCTGAAATTTCGAGATAACCACACTGAGATTCACCAGGAAGGCTCCAGACAGCCATCACACCAGTAACGCTAATATCTTCATCACCCTCAAGTCCATTAATCCAAGGCTGCGGATGAGCTGTATGGTGAAGTGACTGGTAATAATCCGCACTTAGCTGGTAATACTTGAGTGCTGCCTTAGCCATGGTAAGCAAGGGTACCGTTCCAACTTGTGGAGAATTATCGGTCGTTCCACAGAAAACAAACGGCGTGAAAGATAGCTGATTACCGCCGAGATCTGGCGTTTTATCTTCTTCAACAGAGCCATCAAATAACCGTACAGTTAGCGCACCATCAACCATAGATAAAACACGGTGGACCGTCTTTGTATCGTGTCCAAACTCATCTTCACTATTCTCGAATTGTTCCTCGAGCACTAACAACTTTAGATCCTTACGGCCACCAATGCTGTTTTCCTTCCAGTTAATGATTGATAGCGCATCATATAGAGCGAAATATGGCACACCAGCCCCATCAACATCGACAAGCAAACCACAGCGACCATATTCAAGTAATTCTAGGCAAATACGGATAAAGAGTTGTTTAAGCCCAAAACCATCATTGGTTGCATTCTCTATCAAACCCTTTAACAGAGAACTTTCAATTACGATGTTAGGTTCCAGCTTTGAAACTAAACCAATCATCGTGCGTAGTGAATCCTGAACCCATAATGGATACTGAGCTCGACTTAGATAGGCTTTATAAATCTCTCCAGTCGTATCTCCTTGCTTTTCAGCCTCAATCATTCCGGCCGATTTAGCTAGGTACTTAGTTTGTGCCTGTTTAATTTGCTCTTCACCTGCTACGGCGTCGCGCATAATCAACCAGCTTTTTTGTGCAGCAATATACTGCGGATGTTTATCAGTAACTGCCATAAAAACACCAATAAAAAAGCACCTAAAAAGGTGCGTTGTTTAACGAGAAAAACCAGCGATTGTGCGCCGTTTAAATACTTTCTGAATGATGATCGGAAAACGTTTAGCTAATGGATATCCACCAGCATCGCCAACGTGGTCCAAACCAGCGCTTTTATCTGGCATTCCAAAATCATCATAGACTTGCTGTTCTAAAGTAGCCGTAAAGTTAGGGCACTTATTTGTGTTCACTTTTAAGTGTCGTTCACCCTCGGCATTTAGGATTTGTGCATTAACAGCAGTAATACGATCTTTAATTCCGGGATTTACACCATTCACTTCAACTTTGAATCCATTTTTCTTTAAGATTGCATGATCTGATTCACTGAAGTTCTTTGAAGATGTTGCCTGACCTGAAGCATCTGGAATCACGGTAATATCGTGATCTGGAAAGCGCTCATTAATCAATTGACACATCGTCGGTGTATCTCTCACGCCAACCAGTTCATCTAAAGCTCTTGGCTTCCCTTCTCGAATGACATAAACCACAGCAGCCATTTTAAGCACGTTAAAATCCATACCAATGAGTAAAGGCTCACCTTTCTTAATTTCTTCATCCGTGTGGTTTAGAACTCGATCAAAGTCGGGGTAAACAGCACCGCTGGTTAAATTGACAAACTGCCCTCTTAGATAAGCTGAAATTAACTGCGGCGGATAAGACTCATAAAGTGATGATATGTAGTCATCTGGAAGATTAGCTTCATTGTCATAAGTTGAAGCTTGAATCATTCCATAGAGCTTACGCTTAGCCTCTGATTTATTTGCCTCTTTAACAAATTGCTCGTATGTAAACTTAAAACCTTCAGGTGTAGTGGCCACATCAATACCGTTGAGCAAACCAGCTTGCTTGTAACGCATACGTGCGATGATCTTACGCCAAGCCTGTTGAGCTTTGACCTTGGCCATAACATCAAGTTCATCAATCAAGGCGTGGCCAATTTTAAAACCTACAATTGTTGCTGGTTTCTCCATAGACCGGCAAATGATTGTCGTTCGATATTGCCGACCATAATAGATATCCACCTCTTTATTGGTTTCATAAACCTTAGTTTTAAGCCCCCAATCAAATGCAACCTCTTCAATAGTTGGAAAGAAAATGTCGCGAATCTGTGGGTAAGTTGGAGCAAAATAACCCAAAGGTACTTTTGGAAATTCCCAAGCTTTGTTGCATAAACTGGAGCATCCAACCCAAGTCTTTCCCGATCCAAAGCCAGCGACGAATGCGCGGAACTTCTTTTCCATCTGCAAAAAATTAGCCTGTGGTACATTCAGTATCGGATTGATATTCGGCATCTTTTTTACTCGCATCCACAACTTGAATAGTTACCTTGACTGGTGTTGGATCTTCATCACCTTCACCCTCTCTTAACTTTTCAATCTCAAGCTGCTTTAACTCAAGATTTAATAACATCAGGTCATAACCCTGCATTTCTTCCCGAACCTGTTTAATAACCCCCTGCTTCATAAGCCTGTTGTTCTTCCAGTCTTCATAAATCTTCTGAAGCTCTTTAAGTCGGTAAGCTTTATTAGCTAAAGGGATGTCATAAACATTCTTTTTAAAGTCCTCTCGGGTTTTATGAAAAAGGTCTTTATATTTCTTACTTAAATTCTTTCCTGCCGCTTTTGTCGGGTCATAAAGTTGTACCTGTTTTCGATCAATCTCAATGTTAAATTCTTGCTTGACAGCATTAGCTACCTGTTGAGGGGTATCCATGCAGGCAAGCGCTTGAACAATAAATATTTTTACCTGTTCTTTAAGTGCAGCCATACCCCCACCTTTGTCTAGCTACGTCTAGCAAAGAAGGCAAAAAAAAGAGCCATTCGGCTCAGTTGATTACGCAGTTTCCGCAGCATTTTGAAATATCAAGATTCGAAACAAACGGAGGATTTTTTGCGACTTCAATAAGTCGCTTAACATTCTTACTTGGCCCCCACCGTTTAACCACGCCAACAAATTCTTCTACATCATGACCAGCTAAGTAATGCTTAGGCAGCCCTGTACTATCGCTATAAATGATTTCGCCGTCCTCGTCTCTCATCACTCCAATGTGGTAAAGCTCATGTTCAAGCAAGTAACAGAACTCTGTATCGTTTGCACGCTCACAGAAAGATGCATCGACCGTTATTAAATATGTTGGTACAAAACCAAACCAGTCGCGCATCTGTTGCTCTTGTCTTGCTTTACGCCAACCACCGACGTTAAACATTACTTTCTCGCACTGGCCTAATACCATAGCTTGCTTGCTTTTATATGCAGAAGAAGCCCATGCAAATGCTAAAAATTCTTCATTGTCGTGAAGTAGCTCTGCAATATGGTCATGATCCGGGTTGTGAAGAGGTCCGCCAATCGTTAAGTAATTTGCAATAACCCATTTTTTTAAATCTGATGCAGGTATTAAACGAATTGCTTCCTCTTCTTCAGCTTGATCAATAAAATCAGTCGGTGGAAATGGTCTTATTTGCTCCATCTTCAATTCTCGCTAATTCACTTTTTATCCAGTTGATGACATATCCCGACAAAATAGAATCTGGATGAAAGCGCTCTATTTTGTAACCCATCTCTTCAGCATGATCATATCGATTAAGACTCCATGCTTTATTTGACAGCTTTCCACCACGCCCACCAGACCAGGGACCACCCTCAATTTCAATGAGCAAACGCAATTTCACTATATGAAAATCAAAGCGCCAGTGTTTGGTATGGATCGGCTGAAACTTACTTTCAAATCCAATCGCCAAATCCTCAAGCTCTTCCTTAAGTGTTGCCTCAGCCTCGAGATATTTTTGCTTCGCCTTAGGCAATGGCCGGCTTTTAGGTTTAGTTTTAGGTTCTTTTTTCCGAGTAAGCCAAAAGTATTCTGTAGAATCCATTATTCTCACCCAAAAAAAACCGCCCTAAGGCGGTGGCTAAACTCACAGGCAATATAGTATTACTTCTTAAAAGTTGCCTTATAAAGCTTTGAATTAAAGTAATCCGTAATTTCTTTACCTTCGTTTTGAATTTTTTCCTCATTTAAGGGTAAAAAATCTAATTCAAATTTCAAGCTCATATACTCTGGAATAAACTTCTTTATAGGCGGAGGTGGTTTAGGTCCACCTTCTGTAATTTTTTCGATTAATCCAGCTAACCATAAAATATACTCACCTTCTGAATTATGAGGAGGAATCAAACTCACATCTATTTTTACTTTACATTCATCTAATGGTCTACTGAACAATTCAACAAAATCAATAAAATTATATTTTAATTTAAATTCTGTTCCCTCAATTTCTCTGCGTATACATGTCATAAGTAAGTTCATATTTTCAATACAGTCATGTGAAAACAATTCCTCATCTTTAATTTTGTTATAAATATTTTCCGCTAACATGAGATACTGTGGCATTTCAGCAGCTCCTCATTTTTATAAAGTATTTTTCTTAAGGTAATCCTATTATAACAATGTTGCAACAAGAAATTTTCCATTTTTAGTTTAAGGAAATTTTAAAAATTATAAAAACGATTATATTCAATAAATTAGTACGAATAAAAGCTAGGGAAGTTTGATTTTTCTATTGAGCTTTAAAATGGATTATTGTGTTTAAATTATCAATTTAAAAAGCTTGCCTAGTAGGCAAGCTCCCCCTTTTTTTGATATTTGCGCTGATCAATAAGGTTTAGTGTTACTTAAAGCAACACACTGATAATACTGAAATATTTAAAAATAAAAAAGCCCACTTCCTATTTTTATTCAGAAATGGGCTTAGCGAAAAAAACGCTTAGACCTGAAATAGGAAATATCTATTCGGAAATATCTCCAACTTCATATTGGCATAATATTTAAGCACTAGCAATAGGGATTGAATTAAAAATATCAAATATTCATATTTAAATAGATAAAGATTTCTTTTTAAATAGTTTTATTTTTAGCCTACATAATTTTTTTACTTATCAAGAGTTATAAAGAATATGTGCCCATCAATAGGTAATACTTAATAAGGTCTTATGTGTAGTAACCATTAGGCTCTAGAGAGTAAGAACTCAAACTGACTAAAAATAAAAAATAATTAATTTTCAATATTAATGATCATATACTGCAAAGTTATGTATATTCCAACTTCTCCATTGTTGAGTGCCTCATATAAGTCTTCATCAACGAAATCTCCAGATTCATCATATAGCCATTTATGAATTTGAATAATTTGTATATTCCCTTTTTTGTCTATTCTTGCTATTGGGTCTATTACGGACCGAACTATCACCTTCTTCTTCGTCTTAACATCGAGCAATGTGATAATTGTCATTTTAAAATCCTTATAAATATCCTGTATAACAACTACTCTCAATCAATAAAGATTTTTATATTTAAATTACTTAAATAGCAATCTTTTCAATCTAGAAAATAAATAAAAAACACTTCAATAGTATGTGCCTATTAGAAAAGATACCTTAAATATTCTACTAGCAATAAAAAACCGCTTTAAGGGCGGTTCATCTAAAATTCACAGGTACTTAATGAAGATTTTTTTTCTGTCTTTGCATCTTTCTGGGCTCACAAATTTTTCCAATAAAGTTAGTTAACCACAAAATACTTTCTTCACGATCTTCAAAATGAGGTATAAGGCTTAAATCTACTTTTATTTTGCGATCAGCTAAAGGCAAACTTAAACAATGTTCAAAGTCTATTGAGCTGTACTTCAATTTGAGTTTTTTTTCTGCAGCTTGATTCTTTATCTCAGCCATAATGCGATTTAGATTAACAATCAAATTATTTGAAATTTTATTATTTTCATATACCCGTTCGTAAACTGTCTCAGCTACATCAATGTAATTTATTAGCTCTACATTCTTATTCATGACATTTGTACTCCGTTTTTTATAATTATCCGTCTAAAATAATGTTTATTTGAGTTACTAAATTCATCACGTACGTAAATATTGTTAAAGTTTTATCACTTATTTTTAATTTAAATATTTGAATTTATTTAATAATTTTATAATTTACTAATATTTATATACATCTTTGTTCTTAACACCCCTTTTTTTCTATCACTTGCCCATTGAGTTCACCACCCACACAGATATTCATTATAAGTACCAGTTTTTAATCAGACTGGACTATAGCACGAAAGACAACCGCCCGAAAAAGCAAGAAAATTTCTTAAACTATTTAGATAGCATATATGTCTGATTTTACTTGATCCCATAAATCAAGTATTTCATCTCTCATTTCGATTGGTTGTTTTCCAGAAATTATATAAAACGTTTTCACTTCTCCTTGGAAGCTTACTTGGGTTCTAAAGTATGACTCTGTTGGCCTTTGCATACCTGTTCTTGGTCCATACTGCTTTGGAATACTTTCTAACTTCAAATCTGACTCGTCTTTCGACAAGAATTGTCCATGATGGCGACCACCAATAAATAAAGTCATACTTTCACCTAAAAATAATTAATATTTACCAACATACTAAACATAAAATAAAAAATAAAATTATTTTTATTTTTCAAATACTTAGTTCTCAATAGTAAATTATTTACTACCGAGAACTAAATCATCAAATTAATTAAAGAAAAAACCCCGCCAATAACTAGTATGTAGCGGGGCCATTTGCGCCGTAATACGTCCGGCAAGTAAACTCGCAAAGCGTCCTAAGCGAGTGGGGTTTTAAAATCAAAAAACCCGCTTCTAAAAAAGAAACGGGTCATAAAAACAAAAACTTTCAGCGCAGTATTTGTGACATATCATACAAATTAGAAGATGTATTTACAACATACTTTAAACTTAATTTTTTGATGCTCTCAAAATATCCAAAACTCGCTCAGACATTTCGTGCAAGTTGGATCCTATTGGAAGCCAAAAATGATAATTGATGTTGTCGCGGTTAAAAACTTGCTTGTAGTACTCAGAGCTAAATGAAGGATCTATCTCAGAAGCTTTAAGCAATCTACCTTCTTTCTCTATCTTTTGCCCATCTAGTTCACCACCAACACAGATATTCATTTTAAGTACCAAATTCTAATTAGACTGGACTATAGCATAAATATAAACATGCTTAAGTGGGCATTCTTAAACGCTTAACATTTAGACAAGCATTCAATTTAGATGATTTATAATGTAACGACCATGTATTTAGGATGAAGACAGCTAATGTGTGGTGTAAATCTAACCATTAAATCAAAGGAACATTACTTAATGCAAAGAAAAGGGGCGCTTTTAACGATTGTACTGGTGGCGCTTGGTGCCCACCACCAGTACAACACAATATCAACTCTACAATTAATTAATATGGAGGTGACACAAACAAATAACTATCATTTCTAATAGAATTTCAGGTGGCGATGTTTGGCGACGAGCCACCTGATTTAATTTTAAATCATAATTGAAATCTAGCAAGTATAAAAACAAAAAGCCCATCAAACGATGAGCTTTAGATCAGTGAATTACTTATACTTCGTCCACTATATCAAAAATATGCCATAAAGCGTCTAGACAGTCAACAAGTCTAAATTATGCTTTTCTACTAATTGAGAAGCTTTTAAACGTTCAACGATTTTAATCATTAGATCATTGGCAGTTATAACGTCGATTCCTTCAAATGCTTTTAGTGTTAATTGCAATTTATTATTAATTACATTTGTAATTATTGATATTTTACCAAAATAATCAGGGTAGTATTTCAAAGTTTCATTAACTTTCTCCCGACTAACGCCTTCATATAGTTTTACAGTGTATGTTTTCATTTGAACCTCCATTTTGTCTTAATCTTTTATCATGACCTAATAAATAAAATCTAGCGCAACTCACCATAATTGCGACCTGAGCTTTAGATTGGTTTGTTTCTTGAGCAACCTTCAACAATCCTTTATTTTCAACCTTATTTTTAATTAAACAAATTAATGCAAACTTAGTTGTAAAATCTGTTTTATCAGAATTTAATAGACTTCGTAAAAGTGCTTGAATTTGATCCGCCTCATAATCACTGATCTCACATCGAATATAAGATTTACTTTTTTGTACTTCTTTGCCAGCTTCACGCATCAACCAGTAAATTTGATTGATATGAAGCCCATCTGGCAAATCACCCCCTTTCATTCTAACTGTTTCACACCATGCGCCAAACTGCTCTAACCAACCGTCAATAGTATATTTAGACCAATCCATTTGTTGTGTTTTTAAAACTGCACTCATTTTTCACCTACCAATTGCTCAATTTGTTTAATCGCCACGCCTGCTTTCACTTGCTCTGTGCTGAACCGTAAAACTGTAAAACCCATCATTGCTGCGGAGTTGTATTTCTCCATATCCCCTAAATAGCCCTTGCCTCTTGTGTGACGGCCTCCGCTCCAGATCCCGCCTTCTACCTCAATCAAAATCTTTGTACCCGTTATTAAAAAATCTGCTCTCCATTTGCGTTCAGGATGGAACTTATATTCCTGTTCAAAACCAATCTTGCATGCTCTTAAATGCGTTGCCAGAACCATTTCACCCACACTTGGTTGTCTGGCAACTTGCTTTGCTGAACGCCGCTTTTTATTTTTCTTAATAGGAAATAACTTACGGTATTCAGCAATGCTGACTGATGACATCAAGCACCACCTTTAAGCAAATGTTCCAACTGATTAGCAAAATGGCTATACATCTGAGACTTTTCAAAATCTCTAATACGACTTAATTCGTGTGCCTCAACTCTGTACCTTTGAGCCATTTCACTTATTGTTTTTTTTAACTCCTCCACTTTCGCTTGCTTTGACTGCTGACCAGCTTCATAGGCAATTCGGCAGCAATTAGCATGAATCAAAGCTAAATTGCCTTGCTTTCCCATCCATTCGTTAAATGTCATTGGCTTATCCATGCTTCACCTCATACGATTCAAAGAAAAACTTTACCGGCTCAGACTTAATTTCAATCAGTCCAAATCGAAGTAAATGACGAGCATGTGTGCTATCGCGTAGTAACTGCACATCACGGTAATGTGTAAGCATTTTTCGCCACCCTTCCAGCGGCATAGACGATTTGTTTGTATTGCAAGGAACACATGCAGGGTTCATGTTTTCTAAAGTGTCGTTTTGCGGTCTAGTCATTTCACCCGTAATTAACTTTCCACCACCAACATGAATTAAATCTCGCTTCACTGCTTCGATATGGTCTGCATGCCACTTATCGCCAAGCAATTCACCACAGTAAGCACAATGTCCACCAAACTTTTGTTTTAGCTCAGCACGTTGCTGTTTAGTTAGTTTCATTAGAAGTCGCCCCCACTAAGCATGGATTTTAAGCCCCCATCGGCTGCCACCAGTTCTTGTTGAGGCGAACCGCTATTGCTATGCGACTCACCAAGCATTAGTAAAAGCCCGTCATTAGCACTGTAGTAATTTGCATCTGGAAAGCTTTTACGAATATCTTTTATAAGCTTTTCAAGACCTTTGGTTAGTCTTTTGAATCGCTTCTCAAAGTTTGGGTCAGCTTGGTTTAAACAATCATTAGCATCGACATCACCACCAGCGATTGCGTTCAGCACATCTTCTTCTGTCATGTAAATTTTCATAATGAGCACTCCTTGTCGTGTTTGGTTACTGCACCCTTTCTTGCTAACCACCACAAAACCACCGCCCCACAAATAGCAGCTGTGAAAAATGAAATGAGTAACCCCCACGCTAAAATCTCGAATTTATTCATACATTCGCCCCTTCAATTAGCTGAAGAATATTTCTAGGTATCGGCATACCTTCTCGGCGACACATCTCTGCGTATTCATGCGGATTGTCGAAAGGATCTGGCCCTAATTCCTTTGTAAGCTCAGGCTCTTTTTCTTTTGCCTGAAGCTTTTGTACTGGTGCAGGTTTACGACCATTGATTTTTAAACGTTCCATCAATGATTTGAGATGCTTTTGTGCTTCGTCATTTGAAACTGGTATATGCACTTTTTGCTCATTTTTCTGAGCTAATAAAATTGGTTCTTGGTACCAAGCTTGAACTTTTCCTTTTAACTGAGCTTCCGCTTTGTACTCGTCATATACCTTGATAAATTCCATTTTGGCTTTGTACATTTCGCCGTCTTGAATAAGCGAATAAACTTGATCAAGTACAAATTTGGCTAATGTAGTAATTTCTTGGTTTTGCTCACGCCCATCAGGCAATCTCACTTTCTTGTGCTGAGTGATTTGGGTGTATTCACAAGCCTTAACCCAAGCCTTCTCAGCGCTCCACCAATCATCACCCATGCACATAGCACGGAATTCAGCGAAGTTAGGCATGTATGTATTTGTACTTGCGTAAAATAGCGCTAAGCCTCTTTGAAGTTGGTTAGGTGTAACCCCAACCAATGCTTTAGCAAGCTGCTGTTCAACGATTTGCATTGGAACGGCATTTTTCCCCTCTACTGGAAAATTCTTATTGAACTGAACAGCGTATTTAGTTCTGTAAGCCGCAATTAGTTCTTTTAAAAAACTTTCAAATGGTGCTAATTCATTCATGATTAATAGCCTCCGATATATTGCTGGTCAGGGGTAACATCAATCACGTTTGAACGGTTGCTCTCAGCGTACATCTGAGTGAAATAACCCGGTTCTTCAGGAACGTTATGAGATTGTGGGTTTTCCTGAATTTGATTTTGGCGAGGTTCAAATACACCCTGATAATTTCCGATAATTGAGTTTTCCAGTGATTGGTTAGCCAAAGGTCCAAACGAGATAAGTTTTTTAAGGATTAGCTTTACTGCGTTTTCAGAAAGTGGTTTTTTGATGCTGATACGCATATCAACAAAATTGTTCCACAGCTCTGGATCTACACATGCTGGCAGTTCAACTGAACGTGGATTAAATTCATTTGGTTTTTCTGTTTTAGGTTTTTCAGAAACAGACTCTCTTTTTTTATTTATTTTTTTATTACTTTGAGAGTTGTTTTTGATAGTGATACTTTGTGTGTTAAAAATTTTTACTAGTAGCGGTAAAAAATTTTTACTAGTGTAGTTAAAATTTTTAACTAGCAGTGGTAAAGAATTTTTACTAGTCTGTCCATAAATTTCAGGTAGTAAAAATTTTTTACTAGGGAATTTAAGCACTAAACCAACGCTAGTATCGTTACCTAATTTGAATGTATTTCCATGAATTGTGCTTGGTTGTTCCACGACTAAACCGACCTTGATAAGCTCATTAAGGCACTTAACAACAGTCGGTCTACTCTTCCCTGTAATCTCTTCAAATTGAGATAAAGAGATGGAATCCATCTCCTTATTCCAACCGCGAGTTTTACGGCAAATAACCAAGTAAATTTTGCATGCAGCATCAGAGATTTTATTTAAAACCTCGTCAACGAATGCATTAGGTACTTGAAAGGAATTTGGTACAAAGTTATTCATTGATTCCCCTCTTCAGCAGCTTGGATAAACCGCCCTAAAAATCGAATCTTTTTAGCTCGACCTAAACTTGCGATAACTTCTCCGGCAAAATAAAAAGAAATGCCATGTTGATATACCAAAGATTCAACGAGCTCATCTCTTAATACAGCCGCGTTATTTTCGTCTCGGTTAATTCGGCGTAGGTTTTCCTTTCTCTTTTCAAGCAATTGATTCAGCGTATAAAGAGCCGGCTCAAACCAGCTCTGGATTATTTGCTGTTGATTTGGTAAATTAGTTTGCATATTCGATTCCTCTAGCCAGTAATTGAATTAACTAAGCCTGATTTCCGAGATCAGGCTTTTTTAATATCCAAGCTTTTCCTTTTGACCACTGATTTCGTCATGAAAAAGGTCATCAACTGTTTCTATACGGTTCATCCAACTTTTAGACATGACTAAAAGTGCAGCAACACGTTCCTTATCAATGCTCTGGTAATCTTTAGGAACGACTTTTAGTCCAAGCAAACTCAATAGCTCGCAAAACATTTCAATCTCATTCAAACCATTGTTTTTCTTGTCTGTTTTAAGCCGAGTAATAGTGCTTGGATCAACCTTTAAATGTTCAGCAATCTCTTTTTGATTGCTTATATCAAGGCCATGCAATATACGAGAGACGTCATTTCTGGCACTTGCAGATATATCAACGGATAATTTGCTCATGTTGTTTCCTAAGCTGTTTTTGATGTTCCTAAAAAGAATTCAAATAAGCTTTTGTGAGTTAGTTTTTGATCGCTTGCGTCTACCATTTTTTGAATGGTTTCCATTCTTGGTTTTTTACGGCCATGGATTAGGTGAGTTTCCATATATCCATAAGTAACTTCTGCTTCTTTGCAGAACTTGATACGTTCACTCTCACTTAATCCCCGCCAATAGCTATGAAGAGTAAGCATTAATACACCTCACTGGTAAATATATTTAATAAATATACCCACAAGGTAAATAAAATACAACCTGTTAGGCTATTTATTTTTTCTACCCATTAGGTATTTTTGAGTTCAGCGCTAGAGGTGAATTACAAAATGAGTGAATTAAAGACTATTCATGAAATTAGACTTGCTAATACAAGGAAGTTAATGAAGGAATCGGGGCTATCTCGTTCTGAATTCGCCGATAAAATCGAAATGGCTTATGGGTTATTGAGTCAATATATTGGCAAGAATCCAACTAAGAATATTGGTGATGAAACTGCTTTAAAAATTGAAGAAGCATTTAACAAGCCGCGTGGATATTTAGACCAATCAGCTATTCAAAATGAATCAACCCCTCAAAAAGGCACACTTGGATTCAAGCAATTCGACATAGATGAATTTAAGAAAAAATATAATATTCCTGATAGTGAAGATGCTGTTATCTTCTCTAATTTCATTGAAAAACCTTTATTTATTTCAAAAAGATGGGTTCCAGTTAAGGCATATAGCAAAATGGGAATGGACGGTTATTTTACAGACATGGGTTATGAGGGAAATGCTGGGGATGGTTATGTCCCTACTCATACTGCGGGGGATCGTGCGTATGCAATAAAAGGTACTGGAGACTCTATGTACCCAGCTATCAGAAATGGTTGGTATGTAGTTTGTGATCCAGATGCAGAGTTGACTCCAAGCGAATTTGTTCAGGTTTGTTTAAAAGATGGAAGATGTACAATCAAAGAGTTTATTGGAATACATAACGGAGTTTTAAATCTTTTAGCTGTAAATGGTGGAGAAAGACTAACTTTTGATATGGAAGAGGTTGAAAGTATCACTGCTATTACAGATATTGTTCCTCCTAGTCAGCATAAACAGCATCATCCAAAGGCAATTTAGTAAGCAAATAACCTAATTATTTTGAAATATTGAACCCACAATGAGTGGGTTTTTTATTGTCTAAAATTTGTATTCTACCTTATGAGTAGAAAAAAATAAGAATAATTTCACCTCACAGGTATTTACTTTATTTTACCTTGCAGGTATATTTTTTCTCATGAACAGCAAAAAGCCCTGACAACTTTCCACGGCAATCAGGGCTTTCCACTTACATGAGGTTAATTATGAATGTAAAAGCTCCCCCTTTCAACTCATTTGCATTTGTCAGCATGGCTGCTCTTGCAATCTCTGGTGGTTCTTTAGTTGCTTGCCAATTGCAACCAGCTTTCCAAACAAAAGAAGCTCCTTCTCTATTTACCCCTAAGACTCAACCAAGTACTTACGGTGTTTTAACCGCAAAAATCCTAGGTAAACATTCTGGCGTTGCCGTCATCAAATTAGATAGCTTCCGTTTAAATGTGAGCTTTGATTTTGAAGCCCATCCTGACAGCTACGGCGTTCCGGGTTCTGAATTCACCGCTGTTGATATTACACAACTCACAGTAAATGAAATCACTGATGTTAATGGTAAGTCATATAACGATTTCACCGAATTTGAAGACATCCGAAACATCAATGGCCTTCTAAAAGGCTTCATCGAACGTAACAAGTTGGTGGAGGCTTAAAGATGACTAATTTCAAAAAACACCCTGACGGCTACAAGTCATTTTTAGGCCGTGATGATAAGGGTCTCTACTCTGTCCGCATTGGCTGGCAAGTGTACGCATCTAATGCTAATGGCTCAGTTCTTTACAAGGTGAAGGACTCAGTTAAGACACCTTTGGACGTTGAAAAGTTCAAAACCGAATATCCAAAAGTTTGGAATGAACTCACACAAGAAATCGATTTTCAACGCAGAAAGCAGCTCGCTATAAAACTGCGTGAAACAAATATCCCTACTTATGACCGCAAAGCTTATAAAACTAAGCGCGGCTTCACTGGCTCAAGATAAGGATAATAAAAATGACAACTGAAAACTCAAAAGACAACTTACATATCTGGAATGCAGTTAAGCAAACGCCTACCAATTTTCTTAAAAAAATTGAGTTTGGTTATTTAAAAGGTAAATCAGATATTAACCCTCAATGGCGATTAATGGCTATGACTCAGGCCTTTGGTCCTGTTGGTCATGGCTGGACTTATAGACATGTACGTTTATGGTCTGAAACCGCGCCAGATGGAACCATTATGGCTTTTGCTGAAGTAGCAGTAAAAACCAAGATTGATGGTGTTTGGGGTGAGGAATTTTTCGGCAATGGCGGTTCAGCAATTGTTGAAGTTCAAAAAGGCAAATTAGTAGCGATTGATGAAGGTTATAAAAAGGCCGTTACTGATGCTCTTGGTGTAGCGTTTAAAGCTATTGGTGTGGCAGCTGATGTTTACCTCGGTAACTTTGATGGAAGTAAATATCTATATAACTATGACTATGCATATCTAGAGCAAAATGCCTCTACCCCAGCAGGTCAAAATACAAATCAAAATAATCAGACAATCGCTCAGGGTGGTAACCAAAAGCCGCCTCGTACTCAGGACCAACTATATCAAGATGCATTGAAAGCAATAAAAGATGCATTAGACACCAACATCTTAAATGCTGCGATTAAGAAGTTTAAAGGTACTACTTATGAGGCGGGTATCAATAGAGCATGCCAAGCACGTGCCGATCAGATGGGTTGGTCGCCTAAAAACAATCCTCAGCAAGTTCAGCAACAACAGTCATTACATCACTAATAGGAGAGCTATTTATGTGTAATTTACTAACTGCAGCTGAAGCATTTGCAGCTCTTCAAAAAGGTAAAACTGTTCTTTGTCGTTATGCAGGTAATGGTGTACTTAAAGCGGATAAATCTTTCAGTACACTCGATCAAATGCCTGCAACTGTGTTTGGACAACCTCATTACGAATTTTGCATTCAAGTTGAAAAAACTGTTTTAGCTGAAATTCAATTTACTAAACCAGTTGAGCCACATGATTTAGAAGATGGCCAAGTTGTTTATATCGTTATGCCATCACACATCTTGCGCACTACTTATAGTTCAGATAACAGTGAAATATGTCTAAGTGTTGCTAATGGCTTTGCTCAACTTGATGAAGAAAATGCAAAGCTACAACTTCAAGCTATCGGCAAAACCTTCGGAAATATAATCACTGAAATTGAGGTTAAAGATGAGGTTAATGATAGACCTAAAAAAACTCGCGGCAAGAGAGTACCTCATGTCAAAGCAGAAGAACCACAAGTTAAAGAAAAGAATAATGAAGTTATTTCTGCAGAAACTCAGCCTGCAATTGTTATTACTGAACAAACTAACGTCACCACATCTGAGGATCTGTTAGTTCCAGAAACTAACGAGCCTAAAGTAGATCCAGAATATCAGAAGACATTAGATACCCTTCTGCAACGAGTAAAAGAGTCTAAAACACCAGCTGAGGTAAATGCTGTTTATCGATACACCCGCACATGGTCAGATAAACAAATGGAACCTCTCCTCCTTGCCACTCACAAGCGACTTGAAGAGCTCGAAAAATCTAAGGTACCTGCAAATGAACCACCTTCACTAATGGTCCAGATCCAAAACGCGCCCGACCTCACAACATTAGATGCTTTGGAAATAGATGTGGCCGCACGAGATCCACAGATTCAATCACGACTCATGGACTTTGTTAAGAAACGCCGCTTTGAGTTACAAAATGCGGCATCAAACGAACCTGATTATTTACTGGAGGAACCTTTCTAATGTCGAAACAAACTACTCCAGAGTTTCTTTTCGAGCCAAAGCTGCTACCAATGCAGCTTTTCGAAAAGTTCATTGTGTTCAACGTAAATGCGGGATATCGCGGTAAAGGTACACCACACGGCGTGAACCTTATTAAAGGTAACAAGCCTACCCTTTCCTTAACCGATAAAGGTGTGATGAACAAAGCGGCTCAAGAGCGATACAAACTAATGCTTTTGAAGTATTTCAAAGAAGGTCGCTCTGCAATGGATGAGCTTGATCATGAAGTTAAGCGTATATATCAGATGGTGGCAGCATGAGTGAATTAACTGCTAAAGCAGCAGATGAAATCATCAAAATTTGCAATGAATTGATTGTAGACAACATTGAAGGTGAAAAAGCTGTAGCTGAATGGCGTTGCCAAAGAATAGAAAAACTTGAATCTTGGGCTAAAGCAATCAGAGATGCTAATCGTAAAGCGGAAAGTAAGGAGAAATAGATGTCACGTTTAACTAAATTGGATCGTATGACACATGCAGAAAAAGAGGCTGCCAAGAAAGAATTTTGGGAAGCTGCTGATAATCAGACCTTCCCACCTGAAACGGTTGCAATCGTAATGCACGTATCTTTACCATGGTTGCAGAAGAAAAGATGTGAAGGCGGCGGTATTCCCTTTTCGAAACCCCACAAACGTCAGGTAAATTATGTGAAGGCTGATGTTTTGGCATATATTGAACAAAACAAAATGGCACATACTGCATAAGCGGCTAAGTGCCGCTTTTTTAATCAATTAAAATAGACCTTTAATAGACTTAAACCTGAAAAATAGACCATATTTACCGAAATAGACCATTAATAGACTATTTTTGTATTGCTAAAGATTGTGTAATATTGCATTGTATTGTTTTAATATAAATTACTAAAAATATTGATTTTTTAATATCTTTAGGTATTGCTTAATATTGCACTGTATTGCTAGAATTGAGAAAGACTCGCTGAACTTTAGGGTTCAAGGGTAACGACATGCAGCGGCATCTTCGGAGCATTTATTTTTAAATAGATAATTATAAATTCGAATTTTATTTTTAAATTAAAACACCTAGACAGACCTGTCAGTCTATTTTTCATTCTCTTAACTAATTAGTTGTTCTTAAAAATTAAATACTTATTATTTTTTGATTATTATTCATTTCTATGTAAACATTCCTCATACCATCCTGCTTGAAAATCTTCAATTGCTTGGCGTTTAAAGAAACTTGTCTTAAATACTTTGGCAGCATAAGCTGAGCTAATTAAGTCTTGATAAAGCTGCTTGGCTTCTTCATCTGCTAACCCATCGGCAATTTGTTGTAAATCTTGTGCTGGTACTTTTTGCTGTCGTGCTTCCATCACGTTATAAGCAACCTTTTTTACGATATTACAAATATCTGGGTCTGCTGTACTTTCATTAGCATAGCAACCCGTGGCAATAAAACTTAATAATAATATTTTAAATTTCATATCCCTATCCTATTATTTATCTTCCATTCTTAAAAAAGTAATAGATGAGAAGACCTATTCCTTTCAAAATGTTCATGCAGGATTAATTACATAAAAATAAATGATCATGACCACAAGCAAGATGGAAGCAAGTGTTAAATAGGTGCCGACTGTATTAAAACTCTGTAAAAATTTTAAGATCTGCATTTCAAATCCAGAGAAAAGTTTAAGTAATTAACAGAAGAAATTTAGCACAACTAAATAATGCCAATCAATTCACACTTTTAAATTTTTATTGTGATTTAATTCAAATATTATTCATTGCATTTTATCCCCAAAGTCCCTTTATAGTAGTCAGTTGCACTTTTCAAATCTGACAATAATTTTTCTTCAGTGTACGGTTTTGGTGAAACTTCTATCAGTGCAGGCATGTATTGTTTTTTATACACCTCAGGATAGTCATGACATAAAATTTTAACTTTAACTTCTTGAGGGGTATTTGGATTATCTAACTGATCTAAAAATTCACCAATTTTTCGGTCCGACTCTTCAAATTGAGCTTTATAATCAATTTGAGGTGCCTCAGATTCTGCCTGTTTCGTACATGCACTGAGCAATGCCACACATAACATCATTGTTAAAAATTTTAACTTCATAGATTTCACATTTTCATATTCATCTTTAAATATACTTATCCTGATTAAATGTAAATAAATACTGTAAATACGTAAAAAAGAAAAAATTATATGTAGATAGCTTCTCCTAACAACAAAACTATTTTTACTTGGTCTAATACATTAGAAGACTGCTTTTTAATAATTTTTAAATTTCGGTGAAACCATAGAAAAGTAGGTATAATTTTGCTCGACTGTCCGCAAATCTTTGTTAGATTTCTCC